GCTGTTACAAAATCATTAACTTGTCCTGATATAATATCTATAGAAACATTTGCGGCTTGTGTTATACGACCTTTTTCGTCAACACTAAACTGTGCTAATTGATCTGCTACTCCGTAACTTCTTGCTGTAACGCCTGAGTCGCTTAAATCCAAACTTATGTCGGATCCTTCAGCTGATGTATTACTGTTTGTTACAAGTACGTTAGCAGTATCCGACATTGTGGATACATAATCGCCAGTGGTATCATCACTAAGAGCAACGTTATCAGGCGTGACTGTTGTATTTAAATCTACAGAGAGATTCTGTGATCCGTCTATTCCGACAAATGTTGCGCTACCCGCAACATCACCGATTAAATTAAGTGTTAAGTTTCTAGGTGTATTCCAGATATCTGCTGTTGATGCTGTTCCAAAATAGTTTGCTTCAGTTAATGTATTGCCGCCGCCAAAACGTACTATAGTAGAATTACTTAAAGTTAAATCACCTACAATACTAGCATTATTGTTTACAGTTAGTTCACCGGAGAACGTGCCTGTGCCGATAACATCTACATCACCTGTGATGTCTACTACTCCAACAACTGCTGTGTTAGTTAATGAAGTGTTTCCGATAACGTCTAATGTGCCGCCAACGTCTAATGTGCCGCCGATGTCTGTAGCACCGGTAATATCTGCAGTTCCGCCTACTGTGATGTTGTTGGAAACATTTACGATCTGTGCGTTAAAATTAATATTTGCTGTTGTGCCAACATAACCAACTGTTAATGTGTTTTCATTGTATTCTAATTGAACATTACTTACGTCTGAATTAAGTTGGAAGTATGCAAGGGAAGAGTCGCTGTCTGCGTTAAGTATATATCCGTCAAAATTGTTAACAGTTTCTACAACATTAATTGTTGTATTGCTAAATGTAATCTCACCTTTAGCAATTAAATTTCCGTCTATGGTTACATCGCCTGCAAAAGTAGTTAAGTCAGTACTTTCTACTGCTAGTGTTCCGCCTACAACTAAATCGCCTCTAATATCTGTGCTTCCAACGATGGACGTATTTCCACCAATGTCTGCATTTCCGCCGATGTCTACATCACTGACGATATCTAAATACGATTCTCCAGTAATGCCGCCTTTGACTACTAAATTGCCTTCCGGATTTAAATTTGTTTTATTGCTCATTAAATGATTCCGCCTGCATTATAAAGTACTTTCTTTATATAATATGTGTATTTATCTTTTTGATACGAAAGCCAAAAAAAAGCACTGGCCTAAACCAGTGCTCTCTTATTTCCGTAAAATTAAATTTTACTGGAATGCAACGTTTTGCAATGTGATTGCATCAACGTAGTCTGCTGCGTTACCCAAAGATGAAGCAGTGTTTGTTAGTTCGATATAACCATAACGTGTCATAAAGCTAACTACTGGCTCAAATGTGTTTGGATCCATTACTGGGCCTGTGCTCATTAATGGAATGTATGGGCAATAGAATGCAGGTGCGTCAGTTTCGCTTGAACCCTTATAACCAACAAGTACCTTAGTACCGTCTGCAGCATAGCTGTCGACGAAAACTTTGATAGTACCGTTTAATGTACCAGCAAGTTTTGTGTTAGTTGGAGCTTCGAAGCTACCTTCTGTAGTACGAGCAAATGTAGATGTGCTTGCACTTTGTAGGATAGTTAACGCTTCTGGAGAAACAACGATGTAGTTACCAGCGCCGCGGCGTGTTCTTGCTGCGATTCTGTTAGCTGCTCTGTTGATTTCTACTGCTAATAATGCGTGACGATCACCAACATATGTTGGGGTATAGTCAGAGCTGATGCCGTTGAAGTCTAACGTTTCGCCAGCGCCTGCTAGTGAACGTAAAGAACCAATGATTTCTTGGTCAATTTCAACAACAATCTCTTGTGCAAGAGCTTGCATGATTTCTGCTTCAACGTCTAGACCGTGCATTGCTTCTGCATCTTGTGCAGCTTCAAAAGTCCAACGTGCGCTTAGACGTCTTGTCTTAGCTTCAACAGTTTGCTTCAATACTTGGATGCTCATCTTGTTTCCAGCAACACCTTCCGATGATGCTGTAGCAGATGGACCTGAGTAAGCACTTGCAATAGCGAATGGGCTTAATGCCTCATCGCCTGCATTCACACCCGCTGCAGTATCTGCATAACGTGTTCTTAATGTGTGAATTTGACCAACTGGGCCAGTCATAGGCTGTACGCCTACTAGCTCGTTAGCGATTACAGACGGCATTACTCGTCTGATTAAAGGTAACATTACCTTGTTTAAAGTTGCAATGTTGCCAGCCTGTGATGCACCTGCTGTCGCAGATTCTTGAAGATGTCTTTTAGTATTTTCAAGGACTACGCCAAGGGTTTTCTGTCGAGAACCACTTAGACCTTCAAGAAGGGCATCCTTTGTAGCTGACCAATTGCTTTCAAATAAATTTGACATTTCTAAAACTCCTATTATTTGTTTGAAAGTCCGGCTAATTTACGGAGTTGATTGATTTCAATCACTTCCTGTTCAACATCTTCACTGGAAGGCTGAACTGTTTTATTACCAGTGTGTTCTGATGTCACTGATTCTTTTAATGGCTTACGATCTGCTATTGGTGCTGCACCATCAAGTACTGATGGGAGATACTTATTGAATTGCTTCTCTAAGTTGCTTGTCTTTACACTTTCTAATAAATCTACCATAATATCTCTTTTGCTTTTTGCTAAAGGCTTTAACAAAGTATCAAGTGTTTCCTTACGGTCATACTTGTCCTCTGATACTCTTAGCTTGCTTTCTACTAACTTGCTAGTGGAAATTGCGTCTTCCACTGCTTGCTTGCTTTCTGCAAGTTCCTTTTTCATTGCAAAAAGAGATTTTTCTAAATCTTTCACTTCTGAGCTTTCGTTCAAATAACTTGAGCGATATTCATTAGCAAATGTTTCAAAAATTCTACGACCGAAATCGTTTTCTCTTGCTGCTGTGATGTCGTCTTTAAACTGCTGTACATTCTCGCGAACGACAGTGTTAACAACAGTTTCAACTTTGTCAGCTGCACGTTTAATAAAGTCTTTTTTAGCTTCTGCAAGTTGTTTTTTGCCTTCTGCTACCATTTTGACTTTTTTCTCTACAAGTTCTTGCTTGTCTTCATGGAACTCTTTGAGTTCTGTTGACAATTGTTCAACAACAAAATCGTCTAATTTTGACACATGTTGTTGTACACCTGCTCTTTCGTCACGTAATTCCTTGACTTCTTTAGCAAGTTGTTCTGCTACAAACTTATCTAGTTTTTTAGCGTGTTCACTAACAGCTTTTTTGTAAGTAACTCTCTCTGCTGCAACTGCTTTTTTATCTTCAGCAAGTTCAACCATCTCTGATTCAACTCTTTCTTTGATAAATGTATCTACAGCTTCTACAATAAGTCCTTTGTCATGTTCATAACGTTGAGCAAATTCTTCACGTAGTTCAGATGCAAGTTCCTCACGAGCTTCGGCAAGACGACTTTCCCAGGCCTCTAGAATACTTGAACGGGCTTCTTCATTAAGCTCGCTCGATTCGATAAGGTCTTTAAAGTTTACTGCCATAGTAGTCTCCTACCTCTTGTTTAATTCGTTAATAAAATTAACGATCTGTTTACTTAAATGCTTTTCAGCTACACTACTTTTGGTGTGTGTATAGTCTTCAGCAATAGCATGTACCATGCTACCACCTTTCATGTTAAACAAAGACTCGTATATTGTCTTTGGATATGCATTTGGGGCACTTGGCTGAGCAACAATATCCACAGTAATTATATCAAAATCGCTTACACGACCTGATTCATTAACATTACCGCTTCCTCTGCTGCTTACACCTAATTTTGCGCCACCTTTTAATAATGATCTCGCAATGTTACCCATTGGAGTATCAATAATTTTCAACTTACCTAACCCATTAGAGCCATCACAATGCATTTCAGTAATAATGTGGCTGACTCTATCTAAGTTTATCTGCAACTCTTCAGGGTGATCTAACTCTCCCATCACAGTTTCGCCTTCTGAAAGCCTACTGTTAACGCTTTCAACAGCACGTTGAATCTCATCCTTGGGGTATACTCTGCCGTTTTGGTTTTGTACATCCCCTTCAATGAATAATCCAGCCATAAATAATTCTTTACCGTCTTTAGACTCTAGTAATTCGATCTTACTAGCAGTAGGGCTCATGAATTCATATAACTTACGCACTATAATCTCCTAATAACTTAAAATTAAGCCTTTTTAGGCTCTACTTTAATATTGTCAGTTGGTGTATGATCTTTTGCAGATGCGCCTTGGTTACCTAAACCGCCGTCTTTTGCTTTGACTGGGCCTGAGTTACCGTTTTGTACCGCAGTTGGCTTTGGTGCTTTAGTGAATGGTGATTCACCTTCGCTTGCGCCGCCTTTTGGCTCTGCAACTGAATCTGACATCTTAGTAGCTTCTTCTACAACGTCATCTTCGTCATCTTCTTCTACAACATCTTCGTCTAAGTCATACTCGATGCTTTCTTCTTCCATTTCTGGTGCTTCCATGTCCATATCCATGTCCATTTCTGCTTCTTCACCGTCTTCAGACTCACCGTCGCCCATTAGCTTTTCAAATTCAGCTCTTAGGTCTTCTAATTCGTCTTCTAATTCGTCGACTTTATCTTCTAATGCTTCGTCGCCGCCAACGTCTGCGTGGTGATCGTCTTCTTCACCTTCTTCGTCGTCTGCAACGTCTGCCATCATATCGTCTTCTGGATCAGCTTCGTCGATAATTTCACTTACTTCTGCGAAATTTTCCTCAACTGCTTCTTCCTCGTCTGATTCAACAGCTTCTTCAACTGCTTCATCTTCATCTTCGTCTTCGTCTTTAGATTCTACTACTTCATCTTCATCTAAGATACGCTCGTACTCTGAACGAGCGGTTTCGACGACATATTCGTGAAGTAGCTCTTCGGCACGCTCGTTATCTTCTGCAAGTAGGAATTCTAAAACTTGTTCTAGTTTACTGCGTTCTGACATTTTGAGCTCCTTTTAAAAAATTGTTATATAGCATCAAACGTACTGATGTTATACTGTACTTTTACTTATATGTATCGTGTATTAAATACCAAAAACAGGCAAAAAACCCCGCTTTTCAACGCTGTTCAGTATGTGTGGAAGGTGTATAATTGTATATAAAAGTATTTATCTAAATTATAGAAAAGTTGTCAATATGATCTATCAGTTGTTTAGCGTATCCGCTATGTGCTGCACCGCTTAGATGATGACTCATGTCGTTGCCGGGAGAACCTGTCAATTGTGGGCCGTACCGGTCTGTGTCAACCTGTAGATATTCTGCTATGCCACCAACTACAAACTCCTCTGGAGATAAATCCCATTGGTGATTGTTATTATGGTCAAAGCAATCTTGGCTTGTTACATCAGGTTTTGTGTCGTACGCTTCAGCCCACTCAAATGTATTGGGAGAAAAAATAACTGTCTTATTTAACGTTTTAAGTTTATATAAGACGCACTGTAGTGTATAAAAGTCTTTATGTTTTTCAACATCTGCATCATAAAAATGCAAAAAATAGTCTCTAAACACTCTGTGGTTCTGTTCGTTAAACGAAAAATGTAGCGATTCTTCAGCAGCTCCATTATAAAATGGATTGTCTGCTAAATCTAAATCTATTTGCTCATCAAATATACTGCCAATGCTATTACTGTGCACAGACTTGTTTAAATTAGCTAATAAGTCTTTATGCTTATATCGTGTGCCGTTTAATACAGGCAATTCAACACGAGTTGCAGTCGTTGCATTAATTATAAATATGTCTGGGTTATACTCTCGAAGTGCTTGATCTATCTGTAACGCAATAACAAAATTAGATACGCCAGGTAAGGCAAAATTCTTATATTCTAAATTATAATGATCTGCAACTAACTGACCGAACTCTATTCCAGGACTAACAGGGTCTCTTGTGCTCCAACTACATCCGCAAACAGCCAGTTTTTGTTGGGTCATTTATATGGTTTCCGATTGTGCTGATTTAGCATACATAATAGCAGCAAATTTCGCCTGTTCGATGTTTTCTGACTTCTTTAGTTCGCGATATTTGCGCAATTTGTTCAATGCTTCCAATGTAAATATCGGCTTTCGAGTATCTCCCGGCGCTTTAGATATTGATTGGTCATCTTCTGGTTCATAAAATTCATTTAGTCTCATTACAGAGCTCCTCCTTCGGGTGGCAACCCAGTACCGGCTGCTGGATCTGCTAAAGGGTCTGCGCCTAGCATAGGATCCGGTATCTCTTCGTCCGGTATTGGTGTATCTAAATCCACATCAGGCGTAGGTTGAGGTGAAATACCTACATTCCTTAGCCCTAAATTATCTGGTGTAGCATCTCCGGAAGTATATTTGTTTTCCATTTTCCAGTAATATTCGTTGTCCTTCATTTCTTCTTCAGTAAGACCTAAATATTTCTTTAACTTAAACTGTTGGCTTAAATAAGGTACTGCTTCCAACGCTCCAAACAATTGTGCTCGCTGAGTGTCTAAGTCCAGTTCTCTATAACTGCTAAAGTTTTGGGGTTTAGTAAATTCTACATTAAATGTATTATGTTCAATACTAACACCCTTCCATTCTAAGAACTTTTTAAATTCTTCGTCTAGATTTCTAATAATTTGCTTCTGTAATCGTTCACAATACTTTGAAAATCTAAATTCTTGTATAAATGCAACACCTACTTTGCCGTCATTATATTGAGCTGAGCCGTCATCTGGTCCAGTAGGCAAGTAACTACTAGGTATTCTCAATCCTCGTAACAATTTATTATTAAAATATCGTAAATCGTCTATCTCACCTAGGTTGTCGCCGCCTGGGAGTGTGTCAACTTTAGAACCACGACCGTCTGCTGTTTGTGCAAAGAAGTAATCTTCTAACATACTCATTGGATTATATGATGCGTCTGCAACATTTTTGCCGTCGCCGTTTTTATTCGGTACACGCTTTTGCTGTACTTCGTATTTTACACGCTCCAAGTACTGTTGTGCTTTATGCGGTGGCATATTACCAACGTCAATCATAAACACACGCCTTTCTGGTGCTCTGTGCACACGATAGATAATGATGCTGTCTTCTAATAATTCTTTTTGTTTAAAAACTTTGAATACTGGCTCTAAAACACTTATACCAAAAGGCCAATTGTGGTCCATACCTTCTGTTAAACTGATATGTACTACATGCTCTGCACTAACTGGTATTCCAGTACTAGCTCCTGCTGAAGGATCATTCTGCAAATTAAAATTACTGCTAGAAGAGCCTACATTACCACCAGACAACATCCCGCCTTGAGAGCCGTATGGTCTAGCATGTAAGGGTGCTGGTTCTGTTGCTGCTAATTGTTCAAAGTTTGCTTCTAGGTTTTTAATATAGTATTGCTCTATTTTTTTACCTTTGCTTTCGTTTACAACAACTTTTTCGATATTCGCTGGATCGACCCAGAATAATTTAAACGTTTCTGGATCTCTGATAAAAAATTGGTCGCCATATTTGACTGTGCTTCTGACAAACTTAAATGCACGTCTACGCAAGTCGTTAGACTTACACCAATTTTCTAAACTAGCTGTTAAAATTTTAACTTCACTCTCGGAAGGGTCTTCGTTAAACGTTAGTACAAATGGCAATTCACTGTAATCGTCATCTTGTGTGCAAAACTCTGCAATAATATCTAATGCAGCATTTACTTCCATGTCGTTGTCCATCTGATCGTATTGCACATAGCGCATTAAACGATTAGGAGAGCCAGCATATACTTCAGGTAGCCAACTGCTAAAACGAGCATGTACTGCACTATAGCCGTCATACTGCTGGGAAACAGTTCCAGCTGGAAGTGCGCCGTTCGTGTTATTAAAATATTTCCGCCAAGTTGCCATAAATTATCCTTCGTATACAGTGTATTTATCACTACTACAGGATTATTTAAAAATTATTGATATGTTAAACTTCGATGTTATCGATAGAACCTTTGGTCTTCTTAGCTAGTCTGTTATTTTCACTTTGTAGTCTAACTAACTCTTGTAACAGTTCTACTTGTGTTAAGCCGCCGGCTTTCTCGGGAGGTGTCATATTTTCTACAGCGGTTGCTTGGGCGACTGGTGTTTGCACTGGCGCTTCAGCAGGTGTTTCTGGTACTGGAGCTCTGCCTACTTGAGGCACAGCAGTCTGGTCTATGCCTGTTTTTTCTTGCATCTTATAAGCATCAATCATTAGCCCTAACTGTCTTGTGATGTCTGCTATAGCAGATTGTCCTACTTCGCCGCCTTCCTTAATTGCTTCTCTATCAACGCTAACACCATACGACTCTAAATTAGTAGCTTGTGCTAGAGCATAAGTATTAGTTTGAGCGCCAACAAACATATCTGATTCTCTAACACCCTGTCCACCAATATGGTTTAACCCTTTTAACAATCTTGTTAATCCGCCGTCGCCATCAAATCCGAGCCCGCCATATAATTTTTCTTGCGCTGTGTCTTTGTTTGCTCTCGTTTTAATCCCCGCGGCAGCATCTGCTTGTTGTTCTTCTTTGCTTGGTCCGAACAGTTTCATGGCTCCGAGTTTTAACATATCACCCATGTTAAGCTGATCCATCTGTTCGACCATGTATTGAATGCCGTCACCTATTGCGAGGAACTGATCGCCCATATATTCACCATCGATGGCGTCCAGTGCATTAGTAAGCTGGTCTGCACTTGTAGCAAATGTTGTCATACTTGTTGCATATGTGTCTATTGTGTCAAAAGGAGCAAATGGGTTATCGCCAATTCTTCCTAGACTTCTTGCCAACTTAGCCATTGAGTCAATGAACGGTTCTATCATGTCGCCGACAATAGCTAATGTAACAGCAAGTCTAGGTAATTGTTCACCTGATGTAACGAGACTGTCAAGCCCATAAGCTGCATCTAGTAAAGGGTGCACATCAATGTCTGATAGATTTTTTATAAAATCTTTAAGTTTATCAATTGGACTGTCTGCGCCAAACAGTGACCCGATACCATCTTTAACACTGCTCATTAATGAGCCGCCGCTCAGTGCGCTCATTCCTGAACCAAGAGATTTTAATGCGTCTCCTGCTAATAATAAATTATACATGTCTACCATCGACAGTGGCAGTAATGCAACCGCAAGTTCTTTGATTGGTCCTGCCGCCATGCCAGCTAACATTACTAGCGGTAGTGCAAGTCCCATTACAGATAACGCACCGCTTAGTGCTAAGATTCCGCCAGACAATGACACAAGTTGTCCTGGCTCTACCATATTAAGCAGCGATAGTGCGTATGCTAACTCTGTTGTAGGACCAGCAGCTAGTGATGCACCTATTGCAAAAGGTAATAATGCGACTCCTGCTACACCCAACGCTGTACCTGTTAACAATAAACCAGGTATCAGCGGTATCATAACTGTCATTGCTCCGCCTAGTGCTAACAACCCGACAGCTATCTTAGGTAGATCCACCGTATTAAGTTCAGTCATACCGGATGCTAATGATCGTGTGCCTACTCCAGCTAGAGCTGCACCAACGCCGAATGGTATTAGTGCTACACCCAGTGCGCCTAATGCGGCTCCAGTTAATACTAAGCCTGGTATCAGCGGTATCATTAATGTCATCGCTGTGCCTAACCCTAATAAGTTTAGTGCAATACCACCGACTGGAATATCTGCTAAATCTTTTAAGCCGGCGGCTAAGGCTTTTGTGCCTGCACCAGCTAGAGTTGCGCCTAGTGCAAACGGCATTAACGCTACACCTAACGCAGCAATTGCCGCAGCTCCTGCAAGAATAAATGGTAACCCAAATCCTAATCCGGCTGCCGCAGCGCCTAAAGTTATAATGCTACCAGCTAACACACCGATTGTTTCCATACCGATGCCTTTCATTAGATTAAGACTGACTGCTAATGGCAATATACTAGCACCTAGTGCCGCGATGCCAACTGAGCCTGCTAACATTAAGGGCAGTGTCATACCTACTGCCGCGCCTGCTAATCCCAACGTTATCATACTTGCAGCTAGGACTCCGATTGTACCAGCACCAACATCTTTCATTAAGTTAAGACTAAATGCTAATGGTATAATACTAGCGCCTAGTGCTGCAATGCCCAGTGCACCTTTTAACAGTGTTCCTGTCATGTTTCCGATTAATTTAGCAACACCGACAAGTCCCAATAGTGCTGTTCCGCCTTTAGCTAAACTTGCAAAATCTACTTCGTTGAACATTTTTAAGCCGTATGCAGCAGGTATTAAACTTGCTCCAAGTATTGCAATGCCGGCTGCGCCTTTAAGCATGTCAGTACTTGCTTTACCGATTCGTTTAGCTAATTCTACAAGTCCGTAAAGTACTACACTGCCTTTCACAATAGACGTAAAGTCTACATCATTAAACGTCTTTAATCCTACTGCGGTTAAAGCTAATGCTCCACCTAGTAGTGCTAAACTTGCAGCGCCTTTAACTACTTTATTATCACCGAACTCTTTAACAGCGTCTGCAATTTTAGATAAGAAGCCGCCGCTTTTGCCGCCGCCGGTCATTGACCCAGACAACTTATCAGTCATGCCCTTGCCTTTATCCATAATGCCGCCTAATTTGTCAGACGCCATTTTACCAACTTTTGTGCCGCTTAGTTTTTCTGTAACAGCACCAACTGGCCCGGATGAGACTTTGCCTTTTAGAGATTCGCCTAATGTGGCGGCTGATGACATTACGCCTTTGGCGCCTTTAGATGCCAAGCCGCCCATAGCGCCAGATGCTTTATCAAATATGCCGCCCATAAATTTTGTGAGTTGTGGCATTAATATACTTTTACCGAATTCTTTTGCTACTGAGAAGCCAAATAATGCTACAGCAAATCCTGCTACTCCTTTGATTAACATTCCCATTGCAGCATCTGTTACTCTGTCCCACATGTCTGCAAATAGTGCGCCTAAGCCGCCGCCGTCTTCTGCGAAAAACGGTGCTACATACTCAGCAAATTGTTTAAGTATGTCTGTAACAAATGTCACTGCTTTCTTTAACATTGGTACAAACTTGTCGGCAAGTTCTTTTCCGCCTTCTTGAGCTAATCCGCTCATACTGTCGACACCAAATCCAAACGCTCCCATGATTTCGCCCATAGCTTCTTCAATAACGCCGAGTATCTCTGGGTTTGCAAATAAAGAGTAGAATGCGTTTTGTGCACCTCCACTTACTTGTGCCATTATCTTGTTGAAATTATTTGTGCCTTGTTGCACAGCATCCATGTTAAAGCCGGTGCCTAGTGCTTCATTAATTTTATCTAGTTTACTTTCACTTTGTTCGAACTGTGCGATAGCATTAGCCATCATTTTAGCAGACTCATCGCCTGTTCTTGCTAATAATTGTATTCGTTGTTTTTCGCCATCGCTCAAGTTGCCAAGTTCTTTGGTCATATTTTGAACCATAGCATTTGCATCGTCTTGGCTTAATGTACCAGATTGTAACGCAGATGCAAAGTCTTCCATTGGGCCACGCATCTGTGGCAATGCTGTTACTATGCCAGTTGCGGCGTCACTTAATCCAATTGCTCCTGCTGAGCCAGCTTCTAAGAATGCTGATGCAATATCTTGTCCTGCTTTGCCGCCCATAGCAGCCATACCACTAGCAAATACCTCGACACCTGCAATCACATCGTTTCGTACAGTGTCGCTCATACCCAATAATGATGCAGTAAGTAATCCATTGTCTCTGACTAAACTGTCAACAAATGCTTGTAGTTCTTCTGTACTTGCACCTAATGCTGTGGCGTATGCCATTTGAGATTTAACTGTTGTGCGAATAGTTTGGTTCACACGATTTTGATCAACGTTACCTAAATTAACAATTTTTTGTCTGCGAGCAAGTGCGTCTCCGAAAGTTTCCATACTGTCTTCGAAGCTCATACCTAAATCTTCGGAAACATCTGCTGCAAATTTCATCGAGTTATTAAATCGGCCGAAGCCTTGTGTTGCTACTACTGCACTGCTATTTTTAATTAATTCTGCAGCTCCAGCAAAGCCAACACCTAATGCACCCAGGTTGCCAATAGCCTGTGTAGTAGTAAGACCTACATCTGCAAATGTGTCGTTAAATCCTACGCCTGTTCGTGTAAGACTGTTTATTGTCTCACCTGCGCCTTTTAACTGACTGAATACATACCCTGTTGCAACGCCGAGAGAGCCAACTACCGACGCTGTTGCACCTAAAGTTATTTCTGCAGCTCGGCCCATTGCTGCGCCTAATTGCTCGCCGTCAGATTCTAAATTTTCTCTGACTCTTCCAAAAAATCCTGTAGGTGCTTCTAAGTTATCTGCAAAATCATTTAGATCCTCAGAAAACTCTTTCATGTTTTGACCAAGCTCGTTAGAAGCCTTTAACGCTTTTTCGTCACGCTTCTTCTGTTCGTCGGCACGTTTCTCTTCTTTCTTGTTTTCATCTTTGTTTGCATCAATTAAATCATCTGTTGATTTAAGCATTTTTTTGAGTGTAGCATCGCTCACACCACTTTGTTTTGCCATAGCAGAAAGTATATCTTTAATCTGATCTTGGGTACTTTCTGTTGCCCAATCTGGAAAAGAATATGCTTGCCCGTCTATATTAAAAGAAACTGCCATATCAATATTTATCTATATGATTTAAAACTAGTTTTATTCAGCAGTTCCTTTTTTTATTAAAACTAGTTTTTACTCAGATAAATAAGTACTATTATAATTGACCTTATGTCAATACAAATCGGAGATAAAATGGCAAATAATAATCCATTAAGTGCTTATTTCAGAGCACCAAAGATGTACACAACTATTCCTAGTGGGGGTAAGTTTTATACAGATGATATAATGACTATGCCAGAATCTGGCGAGTTAGCCATTTACCCAATGACTACCAAAGACGAACTGCATCTTAAAAATCCTGACGCATTACTCAACGGAGAAGCAGTAAGTAGTTTAATTAAATCATGTGTGCCAGAAATCAAGCATCCTAAACGCATGCTAAGTGCTGATGTAGACGCACTGCTTATTGCTATTAGAGGAGCAAGCGGTGGTGATGAGGTTGCAGTTGCTGCAACATGTCCTAAGTGCGAAACTGTAACAGACATCACAGTAAGTGTAGAGTCTGCATTGCTTACTATGGAAGAACTTAACAAATCGTACACACTTGATATGGCAAACGGATTGGGTGTCGAAGCACTGCCGTTTTCATATGAAAGCTCTATTAAAGCAGGTATTGCTAGTTTTAGAAGTTCTAGGAGCATGCAGAGTATTGCGGAGTTGAACGACGACTTAGAAAGACTAAAAGCGTTTAACGAAAGTTTTGTCCAATTAGCAGACTTAAATTTTGAAATGATTATCGACAGTGTTAGAGCAGTAACCTACTCAGATGCAGAAGGTGAAGTTCAATCTGTAACAGATAAAAACGAAATTAAAGAGTTTTTAGAAAACTGTGATAAAAATATAGGAAAAGAAATAGAAGAGTTTGTTAATAGTATTAACAAAAAAGGTGTCAAACAAGAAGTTGCTGTAACATGTAGTAACGAAGAATGCGAAAACCAGTACGAGGCTCCGATCAACTTTGATCCTGTAAATTTTTTCACGGGTTCCTAGGATCGGCTCAGCCTGAAGAGATTTCAAGCTACTTAGGTAAACTCGACGAACAGCAAAAACAGATCACTAAACAAGTTGCAGAGTTGGCTATTTACAGTGAAGGTGCAGTGTCTTATTCAGAAGCATGGCACCTGTCACCTATCGAAAGAGAGATCCTTGTCGCCACTCTTAACAAATACAACAAAGCTAAAAGTGGCGACAATTCGTCAGACTGGATTGCGTAAAAACTTAGAAAAAGTCAATTGCGTGAAAATAAGTTAGTGTAGAAGTATCTGTTGTATTGTCCATATTTTCTACATATCCAACAAAATCATACGTGCCTGTACTGTTAATGTTAACAGGGTACAATGCACTATTTTCATGGAACCTAGGAAAATCATCATACAATTCAAACTCGCCATTGTTGTTTAGCAACACATAAGTTCCACGTGAGCTGTCAACAATATCCATATCACCATCGGCATCGAAATCTATAATGTTTAGGAAACCGTCGCCATTCCAATACCCATTATCAAGTCCGTTAACATACTTGTCGTTACCTGGGCTCACAGTGTCAGTTACGTCAGTAAATGTTTCGTCGCCGTTGTTCATAAAGAACTGTACTGCTCTGCCGTTGTAGTACGGTTGTTGTTTCGTTGAAGCTAACACAATATCCATTAAGCCGTCATTGTTAAAATCAATAGTTTGTATATCGTTAGCATTACCATTACTGCCGTAAAACCCATCAGGCAACTCTGTCCAGTCCCTGGTGCCCCAATTACCGTTGCCATCGTTCCATAGTATGGTTCCTGCACTTATTTCTGACTGATCTGAAAAACCAAACTGTTTTGCTTCTTCCGGATTAAACCAGCCTACGGCTATATCACCATAGCCGTCATTGTCAAAATCTCCTGATACAGCGGCTGTGGCAAACAAGTTCCTTGCTTGTTCAGGAAAATTTGTGTTTATAGAAAAATTACCTGTACCGTCATTAACTAACACAGTCCAATTTGGTAGTGTGCCGTCTTTCATAGGACTTGCAAACGGAATGAAAATATCAATGTCGCCATCTCCGTCGATGTCTGACGCATGTGCATCATGGGTAAAACCCATTCCGTTATTTTCTCCTCTAGAAAATTTCTCAAAATGCTCTAGAGGTAAGTTAGTGTCACGCTTGTCATAAAAATAACCGTTATCACTGAGCAATAAAGTAGTGCCTTGGTAAAAGTCGTCTAACCCGTCTCCGTTGAAGTCTGCAACCACTACACTTTTTAGGTGCTCGCTGTCGTTACATCCTTCAGCTGAACCTCGCATGCACGGAATACCGTCTGGAAAGATGTCATTGCTCAGGATAAAGTTACCAGCTCCGTCGTTCACAAATGCAAACACATAATCGCCGGGTTTAAAAGTATTTTTATCGTGTCCCACGTTTATGGTCACAAAAAAATCTTCAATGCCATCGCCATTAATTTCTGCACGGTGCACTGTGCTGCCTTGCCAAAACGGGCCTGGTGGCTGCGATTCTTCAGCGTAATCAAAACCAGGCTGTATACCAATCACATCAACGTTGAAAAATCCATAATCTGCAATGCTGTAGTTTTCAGTATCAGTCGGCAGACCAACAGTGACTTGTTCAGTAACAGAGTATGTCTGCGTAATTATATCACTATACCCGTCTGTCTTTGGCGTACGATCAATAGAAAATGTATCAAAGTGATGTCTATTATCTGTTTTTGTCGAAACAACTGTAGTTGTCGTACTTGTACTTGTTGGAGCAGGTGAGAACGCAACTGGTTCCGTAGGACTGCTTGAGCCTCCTCCGCCACACGCTGTCAATGTTGTGAAAATTACTGAGCCTGCTAGTTTATTACTATGCAACATGTTTACAATTCCCTCTAAATTTAAATCCTGGGCAACTACACTTACCATCTTGGATAGTGTATACTTTACCGTTTGAACCTTGCACTGTGATAGTGCCAGGTGCTAACTCTTCTTCACGCTCACCAATTTTCTTAAACTTTCTGCGTGATTTACTGAACTGCTTCATTGGGTTCTTGAACACTGTGTCATTGTGCTGAACAAGTTGTCCTGCACCATTCACATGGTAAATACCGTTAGCGATATTTTGATCACCCCAATCAGTCACTTCCTGCAATATTTCTATCATGTCTACTCCGACAACTCTTTATACATAAGCATGTTTTCAACTTCCTCTGCAGACATCAAATCTACTTTTCTTATGCGCTCAATGTCTGACAATACATGATTACCATCCTTGTATTCGGTTTCGCACACATAACACTCTGCAGCAATTTTTTCCAGTAACTTTATAGGAACTAGCAATCGACCGTAGTGGTCGATCCTAGCATACTGGCATTTCATAAGCGTACTCCTAACTAAACAATACACACATTATACCAGAAAAACTGGTAAAAGTCAATGTTTTTGTGGTATTGTAAGTTGTTGAAAACTAAAGGATTACGAAATTAATTAGGCTAGAACTAGCAGTCATGGTACTATTTAAGTTGTAATTCGAACAGTATTACACACAAGTTCTAGACACTTCGTGTCTTACCTTACTGCTTTCATGCAATCGTTGCACTCATGCATTCAATTGTAAGATATGTTTTTTTAGTTCTTATAAGAACTAAAGAAGTTATCATGAAAGTGGAGCCATAATTCACCCGCTTGCACGGGTGAAAAAATATGAAGGGTTCTATCATGCTGGTCATCATGATGAGCTTCGCCATCTCTAGCTCGGGCGTATTAATGGGAAGTGGTGAGCCTTGTCTCCCCTACGCTACCGTCACTGCTTTCGCACTCACGGAAAACTATATAACTTTGCAGAGTTCAGTTATACAATTTCACAGGTTGCTTTTTCACAGAGCCTGTATCATCTAATACTGTTGTCGTGTGTCTGTATCTCATTTACCGCCATACATTCCAGATCTGATGCCTATTTAAGGCGCCTCAAGGAAACCGATTTTGTCCTCGGTGGGGTGGTGTATGGACCTGTGTAGTGCCATGTGTGCCATGTGTGCCATGTGTTAATAATTATGTGTTGTCTAATGATTCTTTTAGTATTTTTGAACCGCCTACTCTGACGTTAATTATACCGTTATAATACTCGTCTGTCAAGAGGACTTTGCGGTCAAATTGTTCCTTTGCTTCTAGATAACTAGCAACTCCTCTACTAGGGCAGTAGTACAAAATTTCGCGAGTAAAGTTTTCTTCGCCCAACTTTAGTACATCTTCCTGCAGATGATCTGAACTGCCCCAGTAAGTACGCCAGTCACTTTCTTTAGTGCCACGGCGTTTGTTCTTCTTTCCTTTTAAGGGAGGCTTGGTTGTTTTGAACTTTGCTAGTTTCTTGCCAACATATTTCATATCGTTGACATTATTTGTGATTAAGTATACGAATGCTTCACAATCTTCCGGAAGTGTATCTACTGTTTTACCGTTATATGTCCACTCACTCATCGACAAGACCAACTGTGTATATATTTGTTTTCTGTAATGGTACTTATGTCCACATCGTGGTCGAGCAGTTCGCCTAGTGGCAAGTAACCTATTGCAAGTCTAGGGTCACGCCATTCAAACGGTATCTTGTGTTGTATATCTCTGTAAAACATAAACATGCTGATCATCAAGTTATCGAGATCATGCTGGTTAGTGAACTTGTCATCGCCAAGCCAACAGTAAACAGTGTTGCACATTTTGTTTGTTAGTTGTATTTGTTCTGCTGGAATATCGATGTCTCTGTCACCGAATAATTCTAAAAAGTGTTTGCCAACATGCGGATAGTTCATGTATAAAGTGCCGAACTTTTTTTGAGGGGTAAACATAGTGTATGCTTCTTCCGGTAGATCAACACCCTCATCCTCGCATGCAAATAAAAATCGTTTACCGTTATAGCCGCGGCTAATATCTTCTAAGTGATGAATATTGTAGTTAAACATTCTTAACAGTTCCCGGACTTCTCCGGTATGCTCGTCGTGCAACCTTGGAAAATTTTCGTGCAACATGTTTAAATTTTCCTGACCAGTATCTGCAATAAGTCCCAATTGTTGTAATTGCTGACTGATACGTAATAATTCTTCTTCAACAGATTCTTTAGTCTCGTCAAAATTATAAAACTGTGTCCTACTCACTACTCGATTTTCTTGTGTCGACATACGTTCGTAAAAAAGCCGACTTACTGAATTATCGTATAATTTGTAAGTCAGCGTTAAGTCGGCATTTTCTCCAAGGTGTAAGTCTAGTATCATGTTCCTACTATTTCAATATCGTTACTGTAGCTGGTAAATCCGCCTTCTTTAATAACATACAGGACATTGTTAACTCGACCTTGTAATTCTTCTTTGTGGCTAATTAAGAAAACGTTTTTGTTTGACTCTCTACCCATCTTCTTCAGAACAGCAAGTGCGTTTTCTACACCAGTCGTGTCCATACCACTATCTACAAGCTCGTCGATACACATCAAGTTCATGGGCTGATTTAAACTTTCGTAAATATCTCTGAATGCCCAACTCATGCCTAGTATTAAACGGTTTCTCTCACCCCTACTCAAATTGTCAAAGTCTAAATCTCTACCGTACTCTGTTATATCAACAGACAGATCGTTATTAAATTTAACTTCGTGGGGCAAGCCTAACTTATCTAAGTAGTAACTTAATCTATAGTTGAGATACTGCAAGTTTTGATCAATGATCTTTTTACGAATAAAACTGTCCTTGCTAGTTAATAACTTGTGCAAAAACTCTTGGTGCTCTCTTAACGAATCTAGCGAATTCATTGTTTCGTAGTCAACTTCTTCAAATCCAGTTTCTCTCAGAACTTCTATTTGTTCTACATACGGATTTTTTTCTAGACGTTTTTCTTCGAGCTGTGTCGTCAAAGATTCTAAGTTATGTTTGTGCTCGTATGCTTCTTCGATAGTTGGATAAAATGTCTTATCGCACTCCGGCACTGTTATGGTGTTAAGTGCAATAGCAACTTCTTTTAATTTGTTATATTGTTCTGTGTGATGCGATATTTCAGAATCCAACTTTTCTTGTAATTCAGTTTTATACTCAGCATGCGTACTTAAATGTGCGGTGTCTTGTCCACACGCAGGGCACACACCTGCTTCAGCATCTTCTATATTGCTTTTTAAATCTGAGATTCTTGTTTCACTACGATTACAACTATTGGTTAATGTTTTAGACTCTTTGTTTAGAGTATCCCATTGCATTTGCAAATCTTTTGCATCAGACATGCACTTGTGTCGTTCAATTTCATCATCTACATCTAATGCAGACAATGTTGTCAATGCTGTGGACATTTGTGTGAGTTTATCTGTAAAGCTCTTTCCCCATGCAGCACTTCTGGTTTCTATCTCTTTTACATTTTTTTCAATTCGACTATTAGAATCTGATACTGCCTTTATGCGCATTTCTTCTTCTTTCATCTGATCTTTAGTTTCTTTTAGTCGCTCTTTCAAAACTTCAGCTTTGAGACTAATCTCAGTAATACCTAACAACTGCTCAATCATTTCTTTTTGATCATTAGTTTTCATGGACAGAAATGGATCAGTGTACGTGTTTAAAGCAATTAAGTGTTTAAACATATTATGCGGAAAGCCGATGACTTTTTCTATATCTCGCTGTGTCTCTCTGCTATCGCCTTGCTGCTCGTCGTCCTTGCTTTCAATACCATCCACAAAGAATTTTAAAACGTTTGGCCGACGACCCCGCTCAATGCGATAATCGGTGCCATTAATCTCAAAATCTACAGTAGTGATCATGCCTTTACCATTAGTCTTGTTGATAAGGTTGTCACGTCGAATATTTGTTAGGGCTTCTCCGTACATTGCGTAACTGAGGGCATTAATAATAGTAGTTTTGCCAGTACCGTTTCTACTGCCATCACCGCCTAAGTCTAAATTATTGCCTAGTACCAATGTTAATTGATTAGCATCGAAGTTCACAGCTTGGAGATTATTCCCCACACTCATAAAGTTTTTTGCACTTACATTTTTAATCTTTAACATATTAAACGTCAATTTCCCTATACAGTTCTATTAATTTTTTATTGTTAATTGTGTTACTCTCTATAGTTTCTAGTTGACTAATAACAATCTGGTCAACACTTTCGAATGTTATTTCAGACCCCTCGAACGCTTCCTCTTCTTCCTTAACAGGCAGTAGTTGTAAGTCCCTAACTTTATATTTCTCATGGAAAGTTTCCCTAATAAAGTTAGCTTCTTCATAACTAATATTCACATCAATTTTTATTCTTGCATGTGTCTGTTCTTCCAGCCAGCGTTCAGGATCTTCTAATAATTCTCGAAGACCTAGCATAATATACTTAGGACACTGATCCCAATTTACATATTGTGGCTCACCTCCCCACTCCAAAAACATAGCACCTCGGTCAGTGTCCGCTACATCTGAATAATTGTGTGGGAATGCATTTCCTATGTAATGTATATTACCTTTGTATTGGCGTTTATGAAAATGTCCACTAAAAACATAGTCGGGATTACCTAGATCAGATGCCTTTACTCCACCATGATCTGGCATTTCCACCATTGCATTCATCTTAAAGTAAGGTAATTCGAAGTGACCAAACATGTATTTGCAATCTAGTTTGTTTAATTTCTTATGCTCGTCTCCCACTAACCATGGAATTATTGCTACACCGTCTTTAACAAACCATTCATCCACCATAACAAAATTTGACAAGTCTCTTGCAAATTCGATACTATTCAGATCACGCTTTTCTCTATAATAAAGATCATGATTACCTGTTATGAAATATACTTTCTTAAACGCATCGTTGAGACGCTTTAAGTCCTTGATAGTTGCATTCATAGTTGCAATATTGATGCTTGCTCTATGGTGATGCCAGTCTCCTAGAAAAAAGCATGTTTCACAATCACGGGCTTTTGCCTCAGCTAGAAACCAAGTAATATAGTTCTCACAATCGATCAAATGCTGTTTGCTATTTTGTTTTAAGCCGTAGTGAATATCTGTGAAACACGCAGCCTTCTCAAAAAGATTAGCCATTTGTTTATTCCTCAGTAGGAGATTCTAGTGCAGCTTCAGCAACCGTCCGTAAATTTTTAACAGACTCTTCGTGTGCTAACTGTCTGCTATAGCTGGGCAGGTGTCCTTGTTCAATTAAGATGTCATCTCGAATTGTTTGATTACGCTTTTCTAAGTTTAGTACCCTTGTGAAACTGTTGTTCACAGTTGCAGTGTAATATGCAAACGGGTTGTCGGATTTAGCTTCATTAAACTGCAAACCAATTTGAGATAATTGCACTAATGCTTGCCCTCTCATCTCGTCTACATACGTATAGCCTCGCCAGTTACCACGCTGACTATAACGTTCAACAAGTTTCATGAACATTCTTCCTAATTCGTTAGTAATTTTTCCATGGTCAACACTAAACATTCCGTTGCTTAAACTACCTTTCCAGTGAGATCGAGCAACTTCATTAGGATTAATACCTGAGTCATTTAAAACATAGTGTTTCCATGGTGGAAAGTTCACTTTTGCTTTTGTGTCAGCAACGGTTTTAGTTGTTTTTTTACGCCCCGGTGCATCCGGTATGTGATCAAATGTCATTACCCGAAAAACAATTTCACTTGTTGGGAAATCATCCGGATTTATAGCAAAATCTTTTTGCTTAGGCTTCTTATTTTTTTCCCAGCCACCTGCGGCAATAGCTGCTTGATAGCGTTCTGTTGCTAATTTGCTTGCTTTATTTTTCTTAGCAGTTGCAATAGTGTCAGCGTCGATTTCTTCGAGACTATTGACAATGATGTCTTGATTTGCAAACATTTCATCCTGCACATAGCAGTATGTAAGTTTACTTTTATGGATTTCTTTAAGAATATCTTTGTTATTAAGATAATTTACTCTTCTTGGTTGGCTCATTTGTTCTCCTCAAAACTATGATTCGTTTATATCGCACACTAGTATACACAAATTTACATGAATAGTCAATAAATTTTTTGCATACTTGAGAATTAAAGTATGTTTTTATTTATTCAGATAAATACTTTTAGGAGAGTAATTATGACTACAGCAGGCGGAAAATTTATAGATTTGCAAGATACAGTGCCAGCACCCAAGGTGGACTGGCGAGCTCGGATACGCCCGAAGAGAGGCGGCGAAGACTTTGCTTACGGTATGTCGTCTGGTAACGGAAGTATACTACAGCCGTTAAAAGATAGGGGCGGTATAGTGTTTCCTTATACACCTAACTTGTTCTTACAGAGTTCAGTAGACTATAACGAAGCTGCTCAACACGGGTCTAATTATCCGTTTTACACTTACTTAAATTCTAAACCAGCTGTTATTCCTGTACAGGGAAAATGGACTGCTAATACGCAAGAAGAAGCGCAATATTTGTTAGCAGTATTCCACTTCCTGCGTAGTGTAACTAAGTCATACTATGGCGACAGTGCAGTTGAAGCTGGTAACTACGGCACACCACCTCCAGTAATGTTATTTGAATATTTGGGACAGTTTGGATTTAATAAAGTTCCTGTAATTATAAGAAGCTATAGTTTTAATTTACCAGACAGCGTGGATTATGTGCCAGTCGAAGTCGGCTCAGGCGCCAAAAAGACTACTACATACATGCCAACTGAAACAGAAATTATGATAGACATGGCCCCTCAATATACATATAAGAAGCTAAGGAAACGCTTTGACCTAGACGCATTTACAAGCGGAAAGGACTACAATAGAGGATTTATTTAACAGTGGCTAATATACACTCCGATCAGAGCTTTTTAAAGAATGCAAAACTGCGTGGGTTGTATCTAGACGTAAATAATCTGCCCAAGATACCTAAGAGTATGGGAGATACTGTTTACGAAATAGAAGCAAGATATGAAAACAGACCGGATTTACTAGCATCTAAACTTTATGGCAGTGTACAACTGTGGTGGGTATTTGCTTTGAGAAACCCAGATTTACTTATAGACCCGTTAGAGGATTTTACAGCAGGTAAAACAATATTTTTACCCACACAACAAACAATTAACACAGTGATCAGGTAACACATGACAACAGCAAACGACAGCAACTACTTCGATCCTATACTTGGTGGCAACGTTGCTCCTAATATATTAGATGAATTCGACAACGTAAGCTACAATCTTAAACTTTATATGATACCTTTCCAGTACTGGAAAAATGGTGAAAAGAAAGCCCCGCCAAATGAGACAGTTGTGATAGCCCAAACTAGTGTTACGGGTGTTCAGATAGATGACCTTTCTATGAATTTTGTTATGAATCAACGAGGTCTAGGCACAAGTGTTAGAGCAGATTTTACGTTGATACAACCAAGCGCAGCAGATTTGTTAGATCAGATAATGTCTGCTCGTGTTACAACAGGACATAATTTATACGCAGATGTCCCCTTATTTTTAGAAATTGTTTTTCAAGGCTACGAATCAAGTATAGATGATCCGGACACTAAGGGCGTACCAGTCACAGCCGCTGGGCCGTTTGTTTACCAATTGCAAGTAAACACTGTCGAAATAGCTATAGATGATGTCGGCAGCCGTTATGATTTCGGTTGTAGTGTTGGATCAACAAATTCCCATACAGACGAATATTTTAAAATCCCTAAAGATATGTCTTTAAGAGGGAAAACAATATTAGAGTATGTAACGGATCTAGAATCTAAACTTGCGCAATACAGAGATGACAATCTACACGAAGAAGAAAATCATGATGTAATTAAATTTGACATGACAGATGTAGAAACAAAGTTAGGCGACATGTCGTTAGCGTACCAAGCAAAAGAAAATGCTGAACAAATTAATAGGTTACTTAACGCAGAGCAGGCGGGTGTAACTACTAGAGAAGAATTTGAAAAATTATTAGAAGACGATCCTACGAGTTTGGACGGAGGCATCACAGCTGACAAATCGTTTTCAGGAATTACTACTGTTAACTTTACTGAAAAAACAACCATGCAGCAGATATTCACAACAATATTTGCAATGAGTAATAGTTTCTTAGATAAAGCATCTCGGAAGAAAGTATTCGAAGATCCGCAAATCGACGAGTCTGGACTGAATCTAAATGAGACATTCACTATGTGGTACAGCTTGGAAAGCTCTGTGGAATATGGTGAATACGATTCCCGAAGAAACAAATATTCCAAAACAGTTACATGGAAACCTGTTATATACAAAACAGCAGATGAAAAGAATGCCGTTAGCCAAAAGGAGTTTGACTTAGACGAAACAGCCGTGCAAACTCGTATTAAAGAAATTGGTGTTAAAAAAGCATACCATTATTTGTTTACAGGACTGAATGATCAGATATTAAAAGTAGACATTAAATACAAAAATGCACAATTATTAATGGCCCCGTCCGGCGGAAGTATGGGTAGTGTCAGTACTAACGCTAACCCTATAACACCCGATATTAAAAGTAACCATGATTCGTCAGGGACAACACAAAACGCAGAAATAAGTTCAGCATTAGACAAAAAACAGGTTAACGCAATAGCCAACGACATTGAACAAAATGGCGGTGCGTCTTTAAGACCACTAGCACAACGTTTGGGCAAAGACAATGCATGGATTGCTAGTGTTGCAGCAGACGAAAGCAGACGACAGCAAGTTGCAGCACAAGTAGTATACCTTAACAACAGAGGCCAAGACCCGTTAGGATTTTATAACACAGCACCTGCAGATAATTCGACTACATCATCAACTACGGCACCCGGAGCAATTCCATATAAACCTGAACCAAGCGGATTTACATATGCTGCAGATTTGCTCGACACCCTAGGAGGTTCCGACACAGTTATTGGCGAAGTAGTACAAGCAGGAAACAATAGAGCAGCATGGAAGGCGTTAGCCACGGCTGCAACAACAGACCCAGCAGATACAAATCCTAGACCTAGCATAGAATACGGTACACATGTAGTAAACCAAGGAGCAAGTACTGAAGACGGCTCGTATAAAGCTACTTTATTTGGATACATGTATAATAATGCAAACCATGCAGACATCCTCATAGATTTAAATTTAGGTATTCGGGGAGATCCTTGGTATTTGGGTAAGCCTTATAAGGCAGGAGAAAAGGACAATAACGATTTGCCAGCCGCAGACATGGAAGACGAGTCCACGTCTGAGTATATTGTGAGAGAGAAGTCAGATAACTATTATTTGTTTACTATGCAAACTCCGCGTGTTATTGACCCGGACGTAGAAGACGAAGATTTTAACACAGGATATATGGCAAGAGTCGGAACAAGCTATTTTATAAGCGGCATATATTCCATAATATCTTACACAGTATCTTTTTCCGGAGGCATGTTCAGTGTTGACATGGACAAGTCTCCCAAATTAACATCGCTGAGTTTATCAAAATATACACCACCAACTGGGACAACACCTTAAATGTCATATACACCTAACAGTTCTAGGCTTTCAAAAACAAATACCCGGGACAAACTTCGAGGTTCTGCAGATCTAGACTTCGGTATCTATATTGGTGAAGTCATTGTACGCCCGAAAGACTCGACACACAGCGGCAGGATTCCTGTGTATATTCCTATGCTCGGCAAAGATAGGGACGATCCGTCGGGTTATTACTACGCATACTGGACGAGTCCATTTGCAGGAAGTACGCCTAGTGCAAAGATTGGAGAAAATACAGATCAGTTCTCCCACACACAAAAGAGCTACGGCATGTGGATGGTTCCACCAGATCCAGGCAATTTTGTTTTAGTAGCTTTTGCAGACGGTAAAAAGAAATTTCCTATTATCGTGTCTTGTTTATTTCCTGACCAATTACAATTTATGGTCCCGGGCAATGCGGCCACGTCTGTTCCCGGAGCGACTATACCAGCTCCAGCGGCGGAAATAAATCGTCGGGTAAATAATCCCAACCATGGCTATACCACTACACGACCTTTGCATCCTAATACAACGTTACCTGTACTTAACCAAGGACTAATTTTAGATCCTATTAGAGGACTAACAACATCCAGCGCACGTAGAGAATCTCCCAGCGAAGTTTTTGGTATATTAACTCCTGGTCCGGATAAATTATCTCCAGGGACAGCAAAAGTAGACGGCACTAATAGAATGGGCGGTCATAGTTTTGTGATGGATGATAACTTGGACCAAAGACATATTAGATTACGCACAGGCGGCGGCGCTCAAATCTTAATGGATGACACGCACGAATTATTGTATGTTATAAATCACCGAGGGACAGCATGGGCAGAAATTAATGCGGCCGGTGACATAAATCTGTATTCCGACAAAACATATACAGTAAGAGCCCGGGGCGATATTAATTTGAAGTCAGACAGTAACGTTAACATTGATGCGCAGGTTGCTGTCAATGTTAACGCTGGTAACCTGGCACTTGCTGGTGATACAAACGGACAAATTAATATTCAGTCTAGTGGCATAATTAACAACAAAACTGGTGGTGGCGGCTATAATGTTGATGTACAGGACGAAGGCCCGATAGATTTATACGCAACTGGGCCTATGAGAATGGCTACCGCAGTTAGTATGAATTTAACTTCCAGTGAAAGCACGTTTATAACATCAGCAGCATCAATGAATTTTAAAGCTGGCGGAGCCGTAAATTCACAAGCAGGTGGCAGAAACAATGTATTAGGATCCACGGTTCACTTGAATGACGGTGGGTCAGCTGAACAAGCAACAATGCCTGATGCTGTAGATTTTCTAGAAACATTTGCGTTTCAAGAGCCGCCAAATGCTGTACCTGAATTTGAATATGACGAAGATGCTGTGTCAGGCTCAACCAACCCATTCCCTACAGACGGCCAACGCCCTGGCGATCTTACGCAACTTGTCTCTATATGTACTGAATTGACTACTAGAGAGCCTTGGTACGGACATATTATAGAAACTAAAAAGCAAGGAAATGCTTTGGCTATAGACCAGGACAGTAATAATGATTCCGCAATAGCTAATTTAGAGCCACAATCAATAGGAAGTGATACACAACCGCCTGTACAACCAGAAGTTGGAAGACCAGGTGACACTGTGGGGCTGATACAACCAGTTGCATATCAATTACCAAACGGCAGCAGAGCAAACCTACAGCCACCCGGGCAGACACTACCCACAGGAACTACTGCGCTGTTTGGTCCTGTACAACCGCCACAAGGTTTTAATATTAAGCCCACTGTATTAAAGTCAGCTGCAGAATTAGGCGATCCTGCAAATCAAGCTATGGCCGACAAAATGGCACAAACGGCACAAATGCAATCAGGCATAATAGTAAATACTCCTGTAAAAACATCAGTTGGCTCACCGGTACAGGCTATGAGTAAGATGCGAGACTGGGGTAACAGAGGGTTCGATAACAGCGAAGAACAAGATGTCACTCCGGCAAATCAACTAGTCGGCCATGTTGTTGGAAAAAACCATTTTTTATCTCCAGTAGAGCTAGACAGAAATGTAGTGATACAAGGTAACCCAGGAAGTTATGTTGCAGGAGAAACGCATGCAGGGCCAATAGTAGTAAAGCCAACTGCAGAGCTACCGTTTAGAACAGCGACAGGTAGTGTGGTGACAGTTGACCAGGCAAGTAGGTTAGTGAAAGACCGCCGATACTCAGAACTTACTGCTATGGGAGCAACACGTAACACCGAAGGCAACGGCTGGCAACTAAGCGATGTTCAAGACCTCGGCCGTCAAGTCACTATGTACGAGTTAGATAGAACAATGACTGAGCAACAAGGAACATTATTACTGGAAGCAGACTTGAACAATGCAAGACAGTATATCTCTAAAAGTTTAAAACGTTCACCGGGCCTTTCAAACCAACATTTCATGTCTATAGTCAGCTTCGGTCATGGAATAGGATACAGTAACTGGTTAAGATCCGGTGTCTTAGGTGCTATACAATCCGGCAATATGTCAGCTGTACCAACAGAAATTCAAAGATGGAGTGTGTCGAATCTCGGCATAATAGATCCTATATGGAGCTATCGTCGAAAAGCTGAAGCAAGGTTGTTTGTTCTACCTGATGGTACAGACAATCTATGGCTCATGCAGGCTAGTAGCTGGGCTTTAAAAGAAGTACAGTTGCAGGATTATTCCTTTTACACCTGATTAGTTAATTTCGTCAAATCTGCAATTCTAACATACGCACGATATTTTGCTTCTTGTTCTTCTCTTACTGCTGTTTCAAGTGCAATAATTCGATCCCTTAATGCATTATTAGCTTTAAGTAAATCAGCAAGTTCTTTGCGCATACTCTCTAAATGTGTGTGCGATCCCTCTACAACGTTAGTTGTCATGATTTTTTCCTTCTAGGATGTGTGCTATATGTTCTACTGCATCAAATGATAATAAAATCTCGCTGTGACTTAAACCGAATCGTTTGTGCTGTTGATTATGAAATGTGCCAGGGCACTTTTCTTGACTTTTAACAGTTACCATGCCATCATTAGCAGATTCCTCGCCTAGTCCCGCTAGTGGATTAGCCCCGCCCGTTGTGATTATATTATGTACGGGTATATGTGTTTCTATTTTGTTGATTTGTTCTAAAACAGCACTGTTAGGTGTTGTATTTTTGAATAACGAATTTGACCTAAATGCTTTGCTAAGCCACCGTGCAGTTTGACTGCCGCCCCATGGGGGACTTAATGCAATAAAGCATTTAAGATTAGGCAAAGAATCTACTAATAACGCAGAGATAAGACATCCGTAACTGTGCGCAATAATAGTTATAGGTTGATTAGATTCAAACTTTAGTATTTGGTCTTGTATTCTGTTTTTTACTAGAAAAATATCATCACGCACATCATATTCGATGTGCAATGATCTATACTCCGGCAAAAAAACATTATAAAAATTCCAGCTTATAGAACTTTGTCCGCTACCGTGTATGAATACTAGGTTGCAGGCATTATCCATTTACATTAAGCATGGAGTCCATTTGCTTTAATTCTTTAGGCAAGTTCTTGGAACCTACCATATTAACCATATCAAAAAGAACATATTTTTTGGTATGATAATCGTAGATGCCGATAGACTCTATACGTCTCCCTGATTGATGCATCAATTTAATGAACCGCGGGCCGAAGCCAGTGTTCGTTGTGTTCCCTTCAGCAATTTGAGCATTTACTCTATGCATTTTTGCAATAATGCTGTCAAATCGTTGCAAGACATGTTTCATTTCGTGTAACCTTTTATTAGTGAATGAAAGAAATTAAGTTTGTCTACACTGTACTATTATGTATGGAAACAGGCACAAAGTCAAGTCTTTTTTTGGCTGTTTTATCATGCATATTAAAACATGTTTTAACACTCGTGGATAAATACTAGTATGGAACAAAATAGAATTTACACTGGGTTTAGTACTAAAGGTAAAGTCAGAGCACCCTATACACTGACCGATGCAGAGCTTATTAAAACAGACATTGTTAACGAGCTGTTGACCCGTAAAGGGGAGCGTGTAATGAGACCTAATTACGGAACTACTATTCACGACATGATCATGAATCCGTTAGACGATTTTGTTGTTGCAGAAGTAGAAGACGAAATTAAACGTATTGTGTCCAAAGACCCTAGAGTAGAGCTAGGCGATGTTTTTTTATCCGTGTTAGAACACACGATCAGAGCAGATGTACAGCTCACAATTTTACCGTTTTTGGACCCAGACAGTCTATACGTAGAATATTTCCAAGAAGAGCTAGAGGTTTAAGATGGCAGTTAATAGCAGACAGAATAACTTATTTGCGGCAGAAGATTGGGATGTAGCGTATAAAGCATACAGCCAAGTAAGTTTACAAGCATACGATTTTGATACTATTCGATCAGCAATGGTAACCTATATCAAAACAAACTTCCCAGAAAACTTCAATGACTATATTGAAAGTTCGGAATTTATTGCAATTATAGAATTGCTTGCATATCTAGGTCAAAGTATTGCATTTAGAATGGATATTAACACCCGTGAAAACTTCCTAGAAACTGCAGAAAGACAAGACAGTGTTTACAAATTAGCTAGGCAGTTAGGGTACAATCCAAAAAGAAATATAGCTGCAAGCGGTCTACTGAAAGTCACAAGTATTAGTACAACAGAGCCGCTAGTTGACGGCGCAAACAATCCGCTTGGTAACAAAACAATTACATGGAACGATGCTAACAACCCTCAAGCATATGAGCAATTTGTAACTATAATGAACAGTGCATTCGGCAATGTCAACAGATTCAGTAAGCCTGTTAAGACTGGTAGTATTAACAGTATTGTTACGGACTTATATGAAATTAATACTCCAGTGTCCTCGCCCATTGCACATAAGTTTAAATCGCAAATAAACGGAGTGCAAAAAGATTTCGAACTAGTCAACGCAGATTTTGAAGACAACGATAAAATTTATGAAAAGCATCCAGATCCCACAAACAGATTTGGAATAATCCACAGGAATGATGGCTTGGGATTATCTAGTAAAAATAATGGCTTCTTTTTTATGTTTAAACAAGGGATATTACAGACACAGGATTTTGTGTTTGATGTTCCTGTAGAAAATCGTTTCCAAGATATAACAACTGATAATATAAATGAGACTGATGTATATCTACAACAACTCAGTGAGGTAACTGGATTACCAAATGCCAAATGGGAACGAATACCAAATACAGTAGGGCAAACATTGCAGTTTAATACACTTGCAAAGGACAGCTCTTTATTATATGCCGTGCAGAACTTAGGTCCAGGCGGAATTAGATTACAGTTTGCAGACGGTAACTTTGCAAGTGTACCTGTGGGAAATTACAGGTTTCACTATAGGGTTAGTGATAGTCAGCGATATATTATAAATCCTGATGATATAGGAAATGTAATTACAAATATACCGTACATAAATGAGCGTGGCGAACAGTTTGTTTTATCTGTAACTATGCGACTAGCTGAGTCAGTTAATAACAGCCTGCCAAAGGAAACAATAGCAGGAATAAAAGAACGTGCCCCACAAGCATTCTACGCACAAGACAGAATGGTGTCTGCTCAAGACTACCAAGTATTACCACAAGCAAAGAATATAAACATTGCTAAAATTAAAGTAACAAACAAAACACATGCAGGACACAGTCGATTTATAGATATCACTGATCCTACATCAACTTTTCAGACAACATCTGTAGTGGCTGATGACGGACTTTTATACAAGGAAGACGTCACAATTAGTAAAGATTTTGTGATAGATAAAAACAATACAGCACAGGAACAAATAGAAAAGATTTTCCCTAACTTCCTAAGAACGCTAGAGTTGAACGATTTTGTTTATTCGACCTTCAGATCTGACTGGATGGCTAAAGAACCAAACAGATTTAATCTAGCATTGTTCAACGTAACGTGGCAAACATTACCTAAGACTCCTTCCAGCGAGACGGGGTACATGACTGAAACTATTACACAAGGCGGCACTATTTCAGATGTTAATAATACTAATCCTACACTAAAAGTTATACAAGCAGGCAACCTTATAAAATTCGTTGATCCTACTGACGCAACAAACTTTAAATGGGTTAAGATAATTAGCATCAGAGATAACGGTAGACGCATTAGTAAAAGTTCGAATATTATTGGTCCTTTTACACTTAGTGAATCAGTAGATACAGGATGGCTAGGCACAGAAGTTATTGCAACATTGAGAAAACTATTCTTTGAAGCAGAAGCCCAAGCTATTAGCGATCGCATTAAGGCTAAGGAAACGTTTGGCGTAGGCTATAATTCTAGCAGTAATTATTTCTATGTAATAACAAATAACGACATAAATGTAGATGACCCGTTTGACTCTGGTACAGCAGAGGACAAGTCAGGCAACAATCGAGACAAAACATGGTTATTAAAATTCTCCTATGTTCCTGTAGACGCATTAAGTTATCTTTACGAAGTAGAAATTAGAGGAATTAGATATATTTTCGAAAGTTACGAGAAAGTGAGATTTTATAACATAAATCAAAACAGAGTGGTAGACAGTTTTACCGGTTTAGCAAAATACGACACGGTAGAACTATCCACACTTAATACTCGCGATTCTTCCGACGAAACATTTGAGTGGAGAGACACCACTCAAAACGGTTCAGGCGACTCATGGTATAGTATTGATGTAGGACAAGGATTTGACAACTTACCATTGAAGAATAGAGCGACAACATTTGACCAAGTAACAGTAGATGTGCATTCTAACTTCGGGCTTTTTAAAGGCGGCGATAGCAGTACAAATACGTTTGTGCAAAATGCTACAATATCTCTAGGTACAGATTTCGACACAGGCGATATCAACAGTAATACAAATGTTATCATAGCAAATAATACTGGTGTAGTACACAGTATTCCTAAAAACTTAAATGTTAATTTTACTAATACCACGTTTGGTATCAATATATTGAATAACAATGGCGAGATTGAATACAAATACGAAGGAAACGTTTTTTATGCTGCCGCTAATGGATCTGCTAACGGACATATAACACTAACAGATGTTAACGTGTCCGCACAAACAGGTACGATCAATGTCAATGACTTTAGAACTAACAGACATTTTGCCCTTGACAGCAGCGGAGTAGCAAGCAAGGATACTGTTATAATAACATATTTAACTAATAAAGAAAAGCTCGATGCTCCAATCATTTGGAGTGCAGTTGGTAACTTTAGGTATGCCGATGGTTATACAGATCCAAGAAAAATACAAGTAACACCATATAACAGTACCGGTGACGATAGCCCAGATCGCCCGACACAGTTCAATGAGTTTGTTGGCCCAAATGATCTAGTCTTATTTGAAGACGTGCCTACGTTCGATGGTTATACTATTACTCGTCCTGTAAAAGATAATATTTTAGATTTACGAAGAGAAAATAGTATTAACTTTAATTCACTATTTACAAAAATTGCAGGTACGTCAACTGGTGACGCAACGACAGATTTTGGCACGGTATACGATGTAGATAATTACGAATATTTCCTTGTAAAGGACGACACAGTTGTCGCACAGTTTGATAATCAAGTTGGTCGAATGCATAACAAAAAAGTATACTCGGCAGCTTCTGGAAAAGTATTCCAATTGTCTTACAGTAGTACAAATTTAAATGTGGTCAAGCATTATGGTAGTTCTTCGCATACTGCAAAAATAGGAAAAAGTTTTACACAAAATACTCTTAGCAGTAACCTCGAGGATGTGTATTTCAAATGGCAGCACAATGTAGACAACAGTGTTAGAATAGATCCTAGTATCAGTAATGTACAAGAACTGTTTGTATTAACAGAAACTTATTATAATGAAGTTTTAACTTACCTAAACGTTCCTGGGACTCCATGGCCAACTGAACCTACAACGACACAACTTGCAACAGAATTTCAAAATCTAGAAGATATTAAAGCGGCAAGTGATCAGTTAATATTTAGAAGCGGAAGATTTAAACTGTTGTTCGGCGACGATGCCGCGTCTGAATTGCAAGCAACATTTAAAGTTGTTAGATTAGCAGGATCTACATTAAGTGATAACGAGATTAAATCCAAAGTAATCAGTTCTATCAATGCATATTTTGATATTAGCAATTGGGAATTCGGCGACACATTTTATTTTACAGAGTTAAGTAGCTTTATACACCAGCAAGTAGGTAACGCTATTGGCAGTATTGTTATTGTGCCTAGGAAAGCGGGTAGTGTGTTCGGCGATCTTTTCCAAGTTAAGGCAGACCCAGACGAACTGTTTATTAGTACTGCCGCTGTTGATGATATTCAAATTGTAGATAAGATAACGAAGTCAAATCTTAAAAGTCCTCTAGCACAAGGAACATTCTCTACTTACGAAAATCCCGGTGCTGATGTTGGTCCATATGCTATTAATGGATATTATCCGCTGTATTCAACTACAACGGCAGCTGAATTTTATGGTAGTGGAACATACCATACACATGAATTTTTTGGAAAAACATTTTATATGCCAGACGGCATAGAAAACTTCCACGGAAATTATGTGGTTGAAGTTGGCGTAGCAGGCTCAGGCACAACTACTAAACAAAATGTTACCAATAACACTATACCAAATAGTGCAACAAATAACTCAAGCGGTGGAACGTATTAATGGCCGATAAAAAATATACTAAATTACCAGGAGTACACCAAACTCCTGTAATCAAGAATTTCTTTGAAACTACAGTTGAACAATTATTTTCAAAATCGAAAATAGATTCAATATCAGGTTATGTTGGGCGTAAGGATGTATCTTTATACGAATTTAAAGATACATATATTACCCAGCCAGACGCAGCCAGAGATAAGTTCAGTTTAGAACCAGTTGTAAATACACTGGAGCCTGTAACTGGCGCAACCACTAATAGGGTGTTCTGGAGTGACTTTGTAAATATTTTAAAGAGCTACGGAGTGGACACAACAAATCAAAATCCTATTTTTGATTCTACTTTCTATTCTTTCCTGCCGCCTATAAACATCGATAAGTTTATCAACTATCAGGAGTATTTTTGGAGTCCGCAAGGTCCTACAGCTATACTAATCGAAGGTACTGGCGAAAACTTTATCAATGTTGATAAGGATATAATTGGTAAAAAAACTTATACCTCACCATCAGGCGTTGTATTTAGAAACGGCATGGTTGTTTCTTTTGTGGGAGACTTTGTAATACCCCAAACACGCATTAATGCGAGATATGTTATCGAGGGCGTAGGCTCCAATATTATTTTACATGACAAAGATCAGAACTATGCTACATCATTTAGTACAGAAGATTTTATACCGTTCGACCAAACAATTATTGACTCAACAGATGAGCTCATAGCTACAACCACAGACCCTGCAGATACAAGATTTTTAAGTGGCGGGTTGATAGGTGTAAACAACTACCGTTATTATGCTTCAAACGGACAAGAATTTTTGTTTAGTAGTTTGGATCAAACTGATGCAGATACTGGCGGATTCATGTGGTCCGATTTTGTTGCGCCAGCCGGCTCACCATTAATATACACTGTTGGCGGCGAAGGAGCATTTGACGTAGATCCTTACGATAGTGGTAATACGCAAACTGTACCCGACTATATAATGATGCAACGTGGTGCGATAGACAACAATGTCTGGTCCAGAATTAACTTTTGGCACCATAGACAAAACTTTATCGACGCTGGCGACTTGCTACCAGAAAAAGAGAATAGAGCTATACGTCCTATTATCGAATTCGACAGAAACATAGAATTATATAATTTTGGTAAATCGGGTATAACATCGGTAGAGATTGCTGCATTTGATACTACTTTACAGGAAGTATTAGGCAGACCAATTGGCGCATCTGTTGATAGTGTGTCTATGTCAGTAGGCGCTAGGATGATATTCCCTAATGCAGATGAAGACATATCTCCGTATATCTACGAAGTAGTAGAAAGTACACAATCTACAATAGCACAATCAGTAACGAATACAAATATAATTGAACTATCTGAAGAAAATCCTGATGTATATATAGGCGCAAAAGTAACTTCAGTAGACCCTAACTCTCCAATTTCATCAACAACTGTGGAAAGCATAGACGGTACTACTATCACACTAGATAACAATGTTACTGTAAGCCTAGGCACAGAATTAATATTCTCAGACAGAGTTATACTAAAAAGAATTTCCGATCCTAGAAGTACAGTAGTATTACTGGAAGGTGCTCCCGACTTTGCACCATACACCCCACAAAACTTTGATATTATCAGTGTTAAATTTGGATCTAAAAAGCAAGGTGCTGAATATTACTGGCAAAATGATTCCATGTCTTGGGTACAAGGACAAGGCAAAAACAAGGTTAACACACCTATAAACTTTAATGTTTATGATCAAAACAAAAACAGTTTAAGTGACCAATTAATATACCCCGGCACAAGTTGTAACGGTAATAACATATTTGGATACACTACAGCTGGTAGTAATTTAGTTGTTGACCCAGTATTAGGGTTCACGATGCAATATGAGAACTTTAACAATTTTAGCGAAATATCATATACCAACTTTTTAGATAATAGTACTATAAGCTATATTCCGTTTGGATCAAACGAGACCGCATACGTTAGTGGTTACAAATATTACAAAAAAATAGATAGTGATGGCAATATACTTTTTGATACCATGTGGAGACAGCAGGATAAAAAACATGCCTTGCGTGTCGAAGATAGACATATCGTTAATGAGACTGATGTATCTTCTAATAGGGTTTTTGTAAAGATATCTGCAAAGCCTAAAAATGCAGAACAAAGCATGCGTGTTTATGTCAATGGAAGCCGAACTACAAACTTTTCTTACGAAGCTGATACAAATTCTGTTGTTTTTGTAAACTACGAGTTTAAATTAAACGACATTATAGATGTGTACACACATACATCTAGCGGCATATTGCAAGAAGAAACACTAAACGGCATGTACGATATTCCATTAAGTTGGCACAGTAATTTTCTTAATAATGATATCGTAACTATTTCGAGCCCACAGTTTACAGAGCATTTTTATAATTTAATTAAAGATCAGGAAGACTTTTCCGGAGATGCGTTTGGTTCAAGCAACATTAACGAATTAAATGTTGACACATATTGGGCACAGAAGATTGTACAAACAGACGAGGATTTAGCAACGGCTGCGTTCTTGTTCAGTAACGACTCATTTAACTTAAAAGATGCGATGGAATATTCCGGAGACGAATATGTTAAGTTTAAAAACCGATTAACAACAGAAATAGAAAAATTTATTAATGATAACGATGTGTCGGACTTATCGATCGGTGAATGCTTAGAATTTGTTTTAGACGGTACAAGCCTGTACAGTCAAGGAAAGAATGTTTTTGCCGATACATATATGTTGGCACACGGTGATAAGAAAATTAGAGAACAAATTACTGTTAATAACGTGTTAAGAAAAGAATATGTATTAAACGGCTTTGTTGATATTACTAAAATAGAAAATACAGTATACGTGTACGATGCATCTAGTACTAGTAAAGACACGCTATTGATCGCTGACAAAGATTACAAAATAACTTCAGCTGGCGGCATAATAACTGTAACATTTACAGACGATTATGTTTTAACATTAGGCAACACTCTTACGTTTGATATTTACGACAATGTTAGAGATACAGTTAATATACCTCCAACGCCTAGTACACTAGGGATATATCCAGTTTACGAACCTGCTGTTATAACAGACAACACGTTCCAAACACCGATGACCTTTATAGTTGGCCATGATGGGAGCAAAACCCTAGCAACGAATGATGTATACGATCAAATATTGATGGAGTTTGAGATTCGTGTTTATAACAACATAATGCAAACTTACAGAGATCGTATAAGTGATTTAGAATTAAACTTTACAGAAATAACAGATGGATATTTTAGAAAGATAGGACGCCCACGTGAGCGAATCTATAATTTGCTAAGACCTAGTTTTAATAAATTTGTAAACACTAACAATTTAGATTATTTTGCAAACGATTTCTATGATTCAGACAACGAGTTGACATGGAACTACGATCAAGGAAATGAGAATCCAGGACATTGGAGAGGGTTGTTTGCATATTTGTACGATACGGAAACCCCACATACAACACCGTGGGAGATGCTAGGTTTCACGTCCAAGCCAAGTTGGTGGGAATCCGAGTACGGAGTTGATTATAATTTAACTAATATTTTGCTATGGGAAGACTTAGAGAACGGGATCATTCGTCAAGGTGATAGAGAAAATATAACAAACAACAAATACTTAAAAACCGATAATAGTTATAGAAGAATAGGACTATCTAATGTTTATCCTATATCCGAGACCGGAGAATTATTATCACCATTTAAAATACTTTCAACTAAAAATACAAATAAAGTATTAGAATGGGTCAATACTACAACAGGCACAGCCTCACTAGGCATAGGAGATTCATTTAGTTCCGATGCAGCTGGTTTGGGTGTTGCAGAATATACTGGCGTAGATACAGCACTAAACATATCATCGCAGGGTATAATTAATCATGCAGTTGGTGAATTTCCTAATAGTCACAATAATAACCAGATAGAAATTAGACCTAGATTCTATACAATACCAGTATATACTGGAACAACAACGCAATTAGGTAATGCAGCACAGCGAGCATCGCATTTTACTAGTGCTACATCCATCGGCACCGGCGCAATAGGTGTTGCAGTAAATGGTGCAGTAATAACGTCACCAGATTACAATTTACCGCATGAATTGGATACATCGCTTCATTATAATTCAGGATATTCAAATAGACAGGGCAGAGATAGTGCAAATGGGTGCCCTGATAGTAACGGCACTTACGGATATATTCAACCTGACTCTGCTGTAACAGGTCCGCAGTCTGCAGACGAGCACTCGCCAATAGTGGGCTGGGCGTTTGATGGACTGCCAATTTACGGACCTTACGGATATCATGACCGTCTGAACAATAACAGTGATATTAGGCGATTAACAACTAGTTACATGCTAAAGCAAGGTACCAGAGACAGTGTTGTTGGCGGCATATACAGCGGCGAGTTCCTAGAAGATTACGAATATGTGGATAGTGAAGGCGACCTAGACCAATTCAACGGAAGATGGGGCAAAACTCCAGAGTTTCCTAACGGCACTTATTACTATGTTGCAACAGTCGATGATGCCGGTCAGCCGCAATATCCGTATACTATAGGTCCTAAATTCGCACAACAGCCGCTCGAGCTAGGTATGAATAGATTGGGAATTGCTACTTCAGATACAGTTAATACTCCGGTATATAGAGTAACTAGTGAGAAGACAGCAACATTTAAAATATTAAATGAAACTGATTTATCAAGTGGTTGGAGGTTCGGAGACGGTGCTCCTGTCGAACAAGCATGGAAAATGACTTCTGCTTATCCGTTTGCAGTAGCACAAGCATTGCTTCTTTCTAAGCCTGGTAAATTTGTGTCTGCGTTCAGCAAGCCGCAAAATATTACAATTGCGCAAGCAAATACCAAGCAGGTAATAGACAAAGATACAAATAGACGTTTCAAGATACAGTCAACCTCTATACATGGTAATAGAGACGACAACGGCAAATTAATAACAGCAACCGGTTTTACACAATTTATCGATTGCTATCTAAAGTTTCGTGGCTTATCCACAGCAAAAGAATTTGTCCCAGCATTCAGAACAATTAACAGTAAGCTCGGACACAAGTTTGCAGGATTTGTCGATAAAGATACTATGACCGTATATAGTGATAGCTATAGTACAACTGGCAATAGTTCTAGTTTAATACTACCTCAAGAAGATGTGGAAATTGACATACATCAAAGTCCATACTCTAGTACAAACGATTATACTGGTGTGTATATTACGTTAACAGATCGGAAAACATATAAGGTATCCGGTTATAATAACATTAAGCGATTTTTTGAGATAGAAGAAAGTAACACGTCAGGTCCTAGGCAAGACGTTAGTGTCGCTGGAGCTCCGGCTGAATCTACTAACTACGAATCTGCTAACTTTTATTCTGCTAATGTTATAGTAAAATCTGGTTACAATTTTTATAGGTCAAAGACAGCTGCGCCAAAAGGCAGCAGTATCACAGACACAACAATTTGGCAAAGATTACCAGCATTACCAACAGTTGGTGGTGCAGAAGCAACACTGTATTTGCAAGGCACAGGAAAAATACTACAAGTAGAATACGATACAGAGTTTACAACAGAAGCAGAACTGTATGACTTTTTAATTAGCCTAGGCCGAAGACAAAAAGCACTAGGATTTAGTTTTGGTGAATTCAACGTTGAAATAAACGATTTGAACGATTGGGCATATTCTGCAAAACAGTTTTTGTTTTGGAGTGCAGGTAAGTGGGCAACAGGTAATACATTAAGTTTGAGCCCATCTGCGACACGTATATTCTTTAAAGCACAGACAGGCAGAGTTAGTAAAATCTTTGATGTAGACCAAGGTCAATACAGCATAGTTGACCAAGAAGGTAAGTCTATACGTGCAGAACAGTGCGAGATTATTAGAGACGGTGACACAATCGAAATTGCAGCTCTAGACGATAGACAGATTTTTGGTATTATATTGTACACCGACGAAATAGAACATGTGTTGTTGATATCTAACAAAACTACATTTGGTGATACAATTTATTCGGATGTGTACAACCAACGCCAAGACAGATTAAAAATTAGAGGCAAACGAACAAGTGACTGGAACGGCACATTGTCCTCATCCGGTTATATTATTAACAATGATAGCTTGTTAGCAAACTTTGATACCCTAGCATCAGACATGGCCAAATACAACGAAATCGGTCATGTTCCTGTTGACAAAACTCTATATGACCTGACACGTAGACAGTACGGGTACGATGAAAGAAAGTATTTGCGTGAATTTGAAATGACTTTCGATGACCAGTACGATTTTTATGCAGGTATGATCAGAAATAAAGGAACTAAAAACAGTTTAGAAATATTGCTGAACAGTGAAAAAGTGTTTATCCCAGGCAACGTAAGTATTTACGATGAGTGGGCATTAAAATCTGGCGACTTCGGTGATGTAGACAACTATCAAACTGTTGATTTAAAAATAGACAAAGATGAAATACGAAACGAAAAACAGCTAGTTTCGATTTCGTATCCAGAAGACACTGTTAGTGAAGTTACTAACGTAGAAGTACTAGCGCCTACAACAAAGTTTTTTAGTAGGCCTACACTGGAAATTGAACCACCACCCGCAGACATACCTGGCAGCTTTGTATACGGCGGCGGCACAACAGCAACAGCTATAGTTAACTTAGGAGCCGATGGCACTATCACAAGTGTCGATGTTACTGATCCAGGTTACGGCTACACGATTAATCCAGCAGTAACAGTAGTAGCAGCAGAACTATTAACAGCAAATATTACTACAGCATTTACTTTACCGTGGGCTATGTCAACTAGTTATGTTGCAAATAATGGTGATGTAACAGGAATTTCTAATGTTACAATAACAGATCATTTTGCTAATTCTGCCTATGCAGACAGCGTAGTAGACTTATCTACGGCAACAACTGTTGCCGATGTAGAAGCAGCATTTAAAGATACAATCTCGCAGATAATATTAGACGACAGTTTAGGATTTTCAGGGACATCTACACTTACTGTATCATCTTCCAGAATTGCTACAGATGCCGGAGAGGAATTTTTAATTACACTGAGAGGTAATGACTTTTCTCTAAGCGATAATGTTAATAACGATCTAGTAGACATTCTCAAACTAGAATCAAAGCGATACCAGCCAAGACAGCGTTATAGTTTTGAAACTGCTAACAGCACAGTATATACAGATGTTTCTCTTTCTGTTGATAGTGTTGGGTTATCGGGGAATATTGTCGGGTCAACTGGAGACCATTTATGGGAATTCGATGCCGGCAGTAGAACAACAATTAATCATATTGGCGGAAGAAAGACCTCCGGCAGTGTGTCATATACATTCGCACCAGTTAGTCCAAATGGAGAATTAACAGATACTATAGCCGCAGATAACTTGCAGATCATCAACGGTGAATACCCACACGTTGACGTATTCATTAATGGAAGTAAACTTCCTGGAAATGAGCAAACACTGTTTTCTATCACAGGCGACTCAACAACAAACACAATAACTTTACTGGACATTGCGTCTTTACCAGGCGGAGAATTAAAAGCAGATGCAAAGATAGAAGTTGTTGAATATGCAACCATAGACTTTGTAGATGCATATCAAGGAGACCTCCCTGGCAGAACATTGAATATAAAAGTATTTGCAAACGATGCACTGGCAGCAAGGCTAAGAAGTATCCGAACTTACGAGATATATCCTGATAACAAGGCCGATGCAACTATTATGATAGACGTTGATGACGCAGACAGGCTAGTAACAAGGCCTACAGATTTATCAACAAACGGCTTATGGCCCACAACTACAGCAGTAGACTATTCGGGTATTACAGACAAAGCATATAAAAAATTACCAAACTCCGGTTATATCTCAAAGTATACAGTGGACCACCAAGCATGGAATATATACGACTTCGAGACCCTGTTTGAAACAACAGGAAAACTAGCATCTCAAATTCCAGACACAGATAGTACTGTGCATTTTGCAAACAGTGAGCATGGCGATTTTGATGTGTATAATATATCTCTCCTGGAAGGTAATTCATATATTAAATGGCAACCTAACGCAGGAACAACATACTTGTATACAGATTTTAGTCTTATTTCTGATGCTGGGATATTAGACGGCAATAATACTGACAGTCCCGCAGACCACACAGAATATTTTGATCGAGTTCTTGTGTTAAAAGGTCTTACAGCTATAGACGATTACCAAGGATCACTAGTTTACGAAAATGGCGAATTAATATATTCTCCTAGAATACTTTCTATTAATACACCTGTTACTAGATTCAGCGAAGAGAAACTAATCAACGAGCAAGCAGTCGTTATGTCTAACATTCAGTTCGCTGCTCCCACAACAACATTAATATCTAGTATAGTACCTGAAGTTAGTGCAAGTATATCTTACGTAGAACCTGCTTATACTGGCGTTGTGGGAAGCCTAGAAATCCCAGCATCTGCAGACATAGAGCAAGAATTTAACACATATAGTATTTTAAGACGAGCAGAAATAAAAACAACGTCAGCGCCATTTAATGGATCGATGACTTTCTCACTAGGGAAAGGACAACTGGACGGATTACAGATTAACGATTGCATATGGATAGAGTCAGATCACCCTACAGCAGCAAATATTTCTTCCAATATGTACCGTGTTGCATCTATAGATTCTAACAATGTTAGACTATATGCAAACTTAGCTACACTATCAGGTGTTGCAGATAGTATACCTAGAGCAAATGTGCAATTTGTCAATTATGGACAATATAATTTCGAAGGGAATGCAAATGCTGATGGGTACAGTGTACAGGTATATTCCAAAGACCATGGTTATAGCACAGGCGATACTGTGTTATTCAATGTTAATAACATTGCAGGCGAAGCCGGTGATGAGTTTAAAATAAAGAATGCTACTCCGAATACATTCAGAGTTGAGTCTGGAATATATCTAGGTGACAGCCAAAAGGATTTATTAACAAACAGCGGCACTGTAAACAATACAGATAAGGAAGTAATAATATCCGCCACAATGGATCCTTCGACAGATACATCAGTACAAAAATATTTAGTACCTGGTGGGTTTGTGACATTTACTGATGCATCGGGAACATCGATTGACGGTAATACATACCAAATTTTAGATGTAGATAAGACTGTTCAGATAGGAAATCCAGATGGACAAAATGAATTAGGTGACTTTATTGTAACACACGCTGATGTTTATAGCGATACCGTAAATAGTATTAACGGTAAGACAATAACACTGACTAATGGAGTTGCAGAGCAAGTACAGCCCGGGATGTATGTCGAAACAGATATTGCTCCTACTCGTGTAGAAGAAGTAAATTACAAATCTGACGTAACAGCAAGTAGAAGAATGTTTGTCCAAGCATTTGTTGATTTTGCAAGTGACGATTACTCCGGTGTTACACAACAACAATATGCTGTACTAGCACAAGAGTTTCAAGAGCTGTCGATAGGAATAGATTCAGCTACGTTTGTACTCAATGAACTTTTACCAACAGACATTGTTATAGGTGATCCTGTTGAAATTCCAGGAATTGCATCATTCGACGACGGATTAACTGTTGTAGGCATTAACGGCACTACTATTACACTAAGCAGTCCAGTATTAGTTAAGCACGACACGGATGTATTCTTTAAACATGCATACCCGCTACGTATAGACACTGTGGTCTTCGAAGAGGAGCTAGATGGCTTTAACATCGGCGACAATATAATATTTGTTGAAGGCGGCTATAATGAAAGCAACCCAGGGAGCCGAGCAATAAGCACGGTATTCTCAATTGATGCTCCTAATCTAACAGCAAGTGTTGACTCTGATAATTTAACATTCAGAATAGTGAACAGCACAAATGTTGTGCTAGAAGGCCCGACAACCGGCATATATAACGGCGATCTTGTTAAGTTAATTTCAGCAGGCTCATAAAGCGGCTTCCAATCTGTTAAAGGTGTTGATCCTGTTAATAATAAATTGTTGTTCGACTTACCTTATGTTCAGCCTATTCTAATAGAAAAAACATCAGCAACAACAGTTACCGACAGCGACATAATTAATGCAGGTGCAGATGAGTTAGATGGATTAAAGACGGGTTATCAGCTTTTATCTGATACTGCTACAATCCCAGCAGAAACTTATATATTGGGATTTGACTTAACTGGTAACATAGAATTATCGAACGAAGTTAGTGTTTCCGCAGGAGATATTTTAACATTTAGTGACGCTAGATGGCGCTACTCCACGTTAGTTAACAGTAATATTATTATAACTACTGACGGTGAACATGATTATGATTTAGACGACAGTCAGATTCTAGGAAAAGAGATAACTGTCGCTGATTTTGCACCGGCACATTATAACTGGAGTTGGACAGTACAAGAAGTACCGACGACTACAACTATTAAAGTAACGGGTTACGGATTCAATCATCCGTACACTGTAAACAGTGAAACATACGTTAGCAAAGAGTTTTACGACAAGAGAACCACTGAAGCATTTAAAATAGACGGCAAAGATGACCGTGAATTACTGCCGTTCTTGTGGTTTAACGATGAAGCCGATATTGTTATTAACGGCGCAGAAATATTTAAGGGTGTTTATCCGTCCTTTGGTGTCGATGAATATATTAGAGAATTAAAACGGATCAAAGAAGCAAAAGAAGGCAGTGTTTACAAACGCGGATCGTTCGGAATGGTCATGCCCGCCTTGGATGGATTCGGCAACTTTAGTGGATTAGACAACGCTACAAAGAATCTAATTTCTAGCGGAATAGGAACAGGGCACATACCTGTCAACCCTAATATTGGCGGACCAGTCGGCACTCGCGGTGGCCGTGGAGGCAGAGGCGGCTATGGAGCTCCTGGCAGAGGCGGTGGCTTTACCCCAAACCCCACAGTTCCTTCACCGGGAACAGGTACACCTGTTACAATCCCGGCAACACCCGGTGTGCAATTCGGGCCAATTATGCCGCCCGGGTACACTCCTCCAGGTAGCATCGCCCCAGTTGGCAACGGCGGTGGCAGTACTGCGCCACCTGCATCAGTGCTACCACCCCAAACCGGTGATCCAAATACAAATGTTCCGGGTGGTGGATCAACTATTGTATCCCCACCAAAAACAGGTGCACAAGATCCAATACAGATGATGTATGATCAATTAGGATCAGGGACAATGACTCCTTCGGACCAGCTGGCTATGATCACAGCATATGCTGGCTTCCAAAGCGGTATGCAAAACGCTACACTGTTACCTAATCAAGTTTTACAAACGATGCCAAACGCAGGGTACGCTTTAGCTGCACAAGGCAAATCATTAGACGGCGGATATAGTCTCGGCGGCGCTTCGTACAACCCAGCGAATAAAGAAACGTCATGGGGACCTGGTGCAAATCAAGGACCTGGTACACTATCAGATCTGTTACTAAACAATTTTACTAGTAATGGCTTTAAGCCATACACAGCTAACGAAGCATCACAGCAAATGGCTGCTGGATGGACAACATCTTTTTATGCAGCGGTAGGCTATGATCCTTCAACACAGAACACAACCGGCTCACCTATTGATATGTTCAACGGTTTATTAGGCAACACACAAGCAATCCGTGGACCTGGAAAATCTAGTCTAAACAGTGGCAAAATGGCATCCTCATCACCGTCATCAACATCGTTTAGCGGCGCAGGTGTAGTAGACGGCTTAACTTTCGGACATGTAACAGGCGGCAATCCTACAGGCGCTCAAGCAATAGGTCTTATTAATAAAAATGCTTTAATTAGTACAAGTACAGGTGGCGCAACCAATGGATTAAACATCAGTGCACTGGCACAGCAAGCTTCAGGCAGTTGTACACCCAGTACTGGACTACTAGCAAATGCTGAAATTGGTTATGTAGATCCGATATGCACAGACCCACCACCCCCTACATGTCCGCCTGGACAGCACTTAGAAAATGGTGTTTGTGTCGACGATATTCCCACATGTGGCCCAGACCAATTATACAATACAACCACTGGCCAATGTGAAGATATAGTTATTCCACCTCCGCCAATACGCACAGAAAATGTAGGAGTATATTGGGATAACCCGAATAAAGATAAGGCAACAACAACTTCCGTTACATATCAACTCACGGAAGATGACTCGCAAACATACACAATAACTGTGATGTTTAATCATGCGGGTGCTGATGACCGAACACGAGTGTATCAACACAGTTCTCTAGGAGGTCAACGTGTTGAAGTTGGTGGCGTTAAGGCGAGCGGAACATATTCTTCACTCACTAACTTGACTAAGGCTGAAGAGTCTGCGTTCCAGGGCAGTAGAGATACAGATCTATCTGATTCTTTCAACAACTCGAGTACCTTTAGACCCTTTGTTAAAACTGGTACAACTGGTTTCGTCAAATGGGCCGGCAAGTTTACTTTCACATATGACGCAACACAAGGAAGATTTATTACGTTTACAACGGAAAGCCAAACGTCTTCGCATGCACACGAGTGTTTTGCTGTGTTAATTGTAAATGAAAACACTCTGCCTACAGACGGCACAAACACTGTGCCTAGAAAACAAATCATGGGCGGCAATGCCTCAGCTGGATCATCGACGGCAGCTATTATTCCTTCACCAATCTGGACCGGATTTATTGGCATCCCTAATGTTGCTCCGGCTGGAATAAGTCAAGCTATAACAACAAATTCTAGACGTTTGTCTGGCAACCCATTTGCTACACCGTCTGCTAGTTCACTAACAGGATATGCCAGCCGTACACCAACAAATTCAGCTGATTCAAATGGAATCGTATTTGTTGATCCTGGGACTATTGATCCTGGAACTGGTATCTACGGTAATAAGATGAACGTAACAAATACAATTGTAGGACCAATGCCTATTACGGCATCAGTTCCGACAGTGTCAGGCATTCAACAAATTGATTATCAAAAAACTATTGCTGGAAAAGCCAAAGCAAACAACAGTGTTGTTGCAAGTAATCCGTATAGTTCCTTAAAGTCTAATCAAGCTGCATCTACTACACCGATACTGACTGTGACTGCGTTGAAAAAAGATGCAAATGGAGTAATGCAAAAAGTTGGCACATCAGACATGCCAATATGCGAACCTAAGAGTAGAATTCCGCTATGCCCGGACACGTTCTCTGCTTCCGACGATCCTAGAAGTTTATCAGACGACGGATTCTACTTTGCGGATAGCGTAACTAATGACAGACTTTATGGTGTTAGCACAGGAGATAACTTTAAAGTTAACGGTGTTGCAATTTCGATGACCGGTGTACATGACATAGAGGGTCTGATAGATGCTATTAACCTTGCTGGAGCGAGTCAGTCAACTAATCGATTCAAGGCGCATCGCTATACAACTAATGGTGCTACGTGTGTAATGCTTTCACCGTTATCAACATATTGCGATGCACCGCCGATCTCGCTTGATAACGGCTGTGGAATATCTGGTAATTTAAAAGAAGTATTACACTATACTGTGCGTGGAGACGTAAATCATGCATATTCAGAAAGTTCGTCACTAGCAGGAACAAGCACACGCACTTCTAGTGTTACTATTAATATGCCACCGATGACTGCGAAGACGTCAGATGATCCTCCAGAAGTTGTTGCCAATCCAGGCGATTTTGGTAGTACGAATACAACAGCGTCCGGAACTAATTACATATATAATACTATTACTGCACAACAAAAAGCAGCGTCACATACACCTTCCACTATAACAAAAACGAATGGTGCAGGTTATCGAGTCGACGATGTAGTAACAGTTGTAGGCGGCGTGCCAGCAACTCTACAAGAAGCACTTGCTGCAGGATTGATGTCAGACCAAAATCCTTCGAACAGACCGTTTGAAGCATTGTCTTCGGTAGTAGCATTAAAAGTGGTCGCTGGCGGCACTGGGTATAACAAAGCTGGCCTCAAAATTATTGTTAACGGCGATTGTAGAAAGAAGGCAAGAGTAAACTATGCAACACTCGATGTTGATGCTACAGGAGCAATAGTTGGCTTAGCTGGCGGCAGTAGAATACTGATGCGTACTAAAGGCTCAGGCAGTAATATTAGCCCAGATAATTCAGGATATAGTATTGAGCGTGGCGCTACTAGTGTTAGCATTATCGGTGATGGGGAAGGAGCCGAATTAATGGTAGAACATTTTACATCTTCTCCAGCATTCGATCAATCCCAGCAAAATTCACTACAGAAAATACAGCCAGCAGAATTTATTGTGACCAGTGTAGATCCATTGGGCGGAGTGCAAAGATTAAGTTTGAAAAAACGAGGGGTATACAAACAGTTCCCGAGCGATTTGGATAGTGGTCTACCTCTAATTGGTGGAAGCGGCACTGGCGGAAGAGTATTCTTAACAGCGCATGCGCTACCTGATTGCACAGTGAAGTCCGACACACTAAGCAAATTTGGAGTAGACCCAGGTGTATATGAAGCACCGGATCCAATCGAGCATTTCATTAACACGTTAAACGATTATGCACCAACTGATCCCAATGGTTTTCCGTTATATACTGCTGCACTGAATTTTGGACCAGGTGGTCTGCCAGAAGTTGTTGTCGAAGGCGATGACATTGACGGCATTCAATTTGATGATACATATAATCCTGGACTGATAAGAGCACTAAACTTACCAACGGGAGCAACAACAAACGCGGTCATTCCTGAAATCGAGCCAGTAAAAGAGAAATTTAGGGAAGTATTTGTCGAAGATCCTGACGGAGGCGGCGGCCCCGGTGGCGGCGACCCAAGCGAGCGAGATTTCCTTGTTAATTTACCTAATCAAGACGGAACATCAACTCTGGGAGCTGATCCGAGAACTAACCTAGATACCCTAAACAAAGGTATTAGATTCTCATACCCTCAGGCAGGTGAAGCAGCATTGTCGCAAATTCCAGTCGGTCAACGAACAAGACTAGAAAGTATGTCGACCCCGTTATGGGCATCAACTGAAGTCGAAGGCGACATATACGAATACAAGCTCACTAATTTAGACGGACAGTCAAGTATTATTCCTACTAATACCAAAGACAGACAGCGTGTAGATGTACATGCGCTGGAGAGTATGCGGCATGCTACAGAAAGTAATTTAGACCTTGCAAATATTTCTCATGCATGGATCGATAATTACGATGGTAAGGGTTGGGCATATTTGCAGAACGGCAATGTCATAAGAAAACAAGAACCGTTAGTCGATACAAAATTAATACGGGATGTATTTACATTTGATGAAATAAGTGCAGAAAAAGAATTTGATGTTAACTTATTCGATCCGTTCAAGGGAATAATACCCGGATATATAGAAAAAGAAATTGACTATACTACCAAGTCTGATCCTGTTGTGTACGACATGGCGAGAAGTGCATGGGGCAAGAAACAGATAGGAAGAAGATGGTGGAATACGAATTTAGTACGATACACTTGGTATGAACAGGGTGAAGGAACATATGGTCCTACGGGCTACAACAACACTGAACGTGCTGCATCATGGGGTGAACATTTCCCGGGTAGTGTTATTAGAATTTACGAGTGGGTAGAAAGTATAACCCCACCTGAAGCATACACCGGTGGCGGCTTCCCTATTGAAACAGGCGAGTTTATACAGCAGCAATTTTACAATAAAACTAGCGGCAAAGCAACCGTTTATTACTATTTCTGGGTATACGGTAAGGAAACAGTGGGTAATACTGCTAGATATAATTTACAAAAAGAAAGATCTACAGTTGAAATAGAGCGGTTGCTTTCAGATATTAACGGAGAAAGAGTTAGCTACGCAGGCTACATTTCACCAGATAGTATAGTCGTTAACCAACTCGCTCCACTGATCAAAACTGATGGAAGTATTTTTAGCACACAGTTCTTGAGAAGAATGGAAGGTGACACTGAAAAGCATACATCGTGGACATTGTCAGCTGAAGGTGATCCTAACTCTAAGGTTCCTGATGTACTGTCTGTTAAGTTAATAGACAGTTTAGCCAGCATGGATGCGCTGGGCCAGACTGTTCCTGGAGAAGGACTGAGTGCATTCGAACGGTACGGTAGCAAGTTTAGACCAAGACAAACGATGTTTAAAGATCTAAGTAAAGCTAGAAAGCAAATGTACGATGTACTAAACTCAATATTTAAAGAATTGAAAATGAATACAACGTTTGTAGATTGGCAAACACAACTACCATCGGATCTTACATATTTACAACAAGTCGACTGGTATGAAAAATTAAGAGTTAATAAAATCGACAACTCAGACGTATTTTATGATGATACATATAGACCTCTACGTAAAGTGACAGACAATACTAAGTTTGCTTTGATCAAAAATTTAGTAGATCTCAGTATCATACAAGTACAAAAAGACAGTAACTCACCATATAGTTTGTATGAGTATGCTAAGAAAACAAATAGTTTCAAACTAATTGCTATTGAAAATGAAACTGTAGAGTGGAAAGCAAGCATATATACTGATGCTAATTCAACTAAAATGGGTAAAGAGATACGTGAAGTATTGAGTATACTTTACAGCAGTGTGTTTATAAACACATTTGAAATTTATTGGAACAAGTTCTTTTATGAGATGATGAAATATGCATACTCAGAGCAAGGAGAACTTGACTGGGCGTTCAAAACAACTTACTTGAACATTATCAAGGAAGAAACTGATCTAGTGCCTACTAAAGGCTTTAAAGTAGATAATTTTGATAAAGCATTACAATATTTTAATGATGTTAAACCCTACAGTAGTAAGATTAGAAACTACTTAGATATTAAAAAAGCTCCAGTGGAAATATTAGCTGGTAGTACAACAGACTTCGATAGACCTCCTTATTATGATGAGGAATCGAAAGAAGTTAGGATACTAGATACTGCAAACGAATTTGATGTCGACATACTCAATACAGCTAGTGAGTATGCAGGCTTTGTGAGCAGTAATGCACAAGTGCGTAAAACAAGCACACAAATTGTATTTGACCGTGTTAAAGGTGCATTGTACGAGAATGCAACAGGTGGAAAAATTGAAACATTCCGAGCAGATGGCATCTCAAGCGGATTTAGCTTTAACACACTAGTAGAAGATGTTACTAGATTGCAAGTGAAAGTTGATGGTGATTTAGTACCACCGACAGCATTTGATAATGAGCTTATTAGCAATGTGGTTGGCACAGTCGAAACTGTCGTAACTGACGCTGAAGCAAACGTATTTAGAAACGAAGGATCGTTTACAAATCTCGTAGCAAGATCAGACTTTGGTACATCTATAATTGTTGACATCGACATTGATGCAAACGGTGCGATATCTAGCTTTAACATGACGACAACCGCACACAATCAAAACGTAGGCGACAAGTTTGTACTTAGAGATGAGCAGATGAGTAATATCATTGTTGCAAATACATCTTGGGATTTGAATCCATGGGACACTGATCCAAATAATCCTAGTAACACTGCGCCAGGTGTGTGGGATGAAGAAATTGGACAGTCCATTGCACCAGACATTGAATTCACAACAACAGAATTGTCTAATGTGTCAATTATTACTGATAGAACATCTGCTATTAATAGCAACAGTACTATAGAGTTCACAGACGGCCCTATAGTGTCGCTGTACGGGCAAACGTATTTTGTGGATATAAATGAAAGCGATACAGCTACTATTATTGCACCAGGGCATAGTATGCCAATTGGAGTACAGGGCGTTAAATTAGTTAATGTTATTTCTAACGGTGTCAACATAGGTAATACAAATATTACTATTAACAAAACCACTAGCGAACAAATTGTTGTGGATTTCGATGATATAAAAAGTTTTGTAAACTCCCAGGCTGTTCCTACTACTTCAACTGTATTAGACTCAGTTGACTTGTCTACTATAACAAGTGGCAAGGTAATTTATACAACGCCTTTAGGTGAAGAAACCGAAGCAGTCATTACATCAATAAGATATAACGAATACAATGACACAAAGGTTTATGCAGACGCTGAAAAGACAACAACAGTAAATGTGACACGTAATATAGATTACAGAAATGTAAGTGGAACATTCGGCCAAATTACTAGCATAGACCCAACAATCAACTACACGATTAACACTGCAGATAGTTTCCTTTCCTTTACTAATGACGCGAATGTTAACAACAGAATAGGTATACCTCAAAACGGGGCATTGATCGAATTAACATATTTCGAAGGATATGATCCTACAATGGAAACTATTAACGTTAGCATAGCGAAAAACCTTGTAAATGTAGAGTCTAACAGTATTGCAAATATTTCAAATGTTGAGCAAGTTTGGACAGCACCGGAGCGTGTTTATAAATTCAATCCTGAGATTCGACAGGAAATAACAAAAGCATACGAGACAGAATATGGATCGGGTGCAGCAGTAGATGCAAACATTATACAAAATGTCAGCATTGTTACTAGCATGATAGACTCAGGAAAATTAGACACTGTTCTTAGTATGGTAAGAAATGCAGTTGGCGGATCATTGAATGCAGAACTAGTTGACGGCGCAACGTTCTTAGATATAGTTCCTGGGCAACACCCATCCTATGTGTACAATGACGCACTAGGGTTTGATGTGTATGGATGGGATACTGATATATGGGATAAGGATGTTGATGTAAACAACTTTGTTGGTATATTCGATGAAGGCACACAAGGCAATGTTAATTACAGAATTGACAACGAAACTGTATACGGATTCGATGGCACTACATTCCTCAAACACAGAACGGGCCCAGATCGTCCAGAAGAGTTAATAGTTGTAGAACCTCTAGAAACACTTGTAATGGATATTACAACATTGGGTAATACTGAAATTAGCGCAACAAGTAGTGATGTTAGATTCCTACTAGTTATGGATCTATTTGGTAGAACTGATTATTATAGACGATCGATGAATCCATTGACAACTGTTGCACAGCAAGTAAATAATTGGGAAGACAAAATACACTTAAATGATATTACTAATCTTCCATTTGCATCTGCAACACGACCAGCAAGTGTGTGGCTATCAGGCGAGTTAATAAGTTACACAACAATAAATGTCCTAGATAAAAGTATTTCTGGGATTACAAGAGGTGTCCGCGGAACTACTATTAATTTATTAGTGCAAGTGGGTGCTGAACTGTATAACGGAGAAGAAACAGAAAACATAGCTCTTAGAAACGGAAAAGGAGAGGCACTGAGAGACCCAGAAGACTTCAATTGGTTGAAACCAGTAGAGGTGTTCTCGATATCAGTACCGCTTGATAATTCGTGGGACGGCTCGGGCTCACTAAGTGCAGCAGGACTAACATATGATTCGGGTAACGTATCGGTTGGTTTAGACAGTGCTTGGGACGGGACCGGAGACAATGTTATTGAGTTTACTGGTAGTGGACATACATTGACATACGATATTGATGAAGAAAACGGATGGGATGCAGCAACAGAAGACTTTAAGAAAGCAACAAGTTTAACAGACCGAGGAGATGTATTGAAGTCAAATGACAGTATAGTTGACTTCTTACACAACTTTGACAGTAATTAAAACAGTTTTTAACAATAAGTGATAAATAACACTATGAGCAATAGTAGCAATTTGCAGAATGAGCAGAATAAAAATATGGAAAAGAATAAATCGGCCGACGAAAATGCCGGCATCAAGATGTCTGGGCATATTTTAATCAGAGATGCAGAGACAAAAGAAGAAATTGTTAACAAAAGAAATGCTATACATTATGGTAACATGGCAAATATAATTGCCCGTGCACTAACTAATGAAGCAGGGTCCTATATTCATTTTATGGCTTTTGGTAACGGTGCTACTAGTGTTGACGGTGCTGGCAAGGTGTTATATAAAAACCCACGTGTCAGTGAGTCATTTGAAAACAGTGCGACTCTTTATAGTCGTACATACGAAAAAGTTATAAGTAACAACACATCTACTGATAAGATTGAAATTATCACAGGGGCAAGTTATACAGATTTAAAAATGACTTGTACGTTGGGTTATAATGAACCCGCTGGACAGGATACATTCGATTCAAGTACAACGCAGGATGGTTTATACGTTTTCGACGAATTAGGTTTACTAAGTTATGCGACAGACCCCGCAGATAGTAAAATGTTAACGCATGTGATCTTTCACCCTGTTCAAAAAAGTGCAAATAGAAGCATCGAAATTATATACACTGTGAGAGTGCAGTTAAATTAAAGGATATTTAGAGGACATAAAATGACATATTCAGTACAAAATACAGATGGTTCTAAAACCATTAATGTAGCCGCAAGTCAAGTCAATTCCGCCTTTAGCATTGCACTGGTTGGTCGTAATGTTTCTGGCTACGGACAATACTTTGTACAAAACGCCATAAGACATTTAGAGAACTTTGCCAGTACGTCAGCACCAAGCGACGATCAATTGCTACAAGGACAACTTTGGTACGACAAGGGAGAGGAAGTAATCCGTGTCTATGATGGCGCTTCTTGGCGAAGAGCTAGTATCACTGTTAGTGCGACAGCGCCAACAGATGGAGTAGAGTCGGGTACATCATACTACGATACAGTAGATGACAAATTAAAAGTTCATGACGGCACTCAGTTTATTGATGCTAGTTATGCAGGTAAAGTTACAAACGAATTTAGCAATGATGTAAACTTGGGAAGCCCGAGTAAATACGGAACACGTCTTAGAACAATTTTTCTAGTAGATGATACTGGTGTACATAGAGCTGTATTAGGTTTAATGTATGTGAGTGACGGTTCAGACGCAGGCTATACTGACGGCGAAAGCATTATGGCTGTATTCAGTGACCATGCGCAATTCGACATTAGTACAACTGCGCCAGCTAAAGTAGAAGGTTTAGGTGATGTAAACTTATATAATCAGTTTAATGACAGTGACGGTATCGGATCAACTATTAGACCTGGTATGAACTTGAGAAACAAGTATGCCGGCACAGCAGTATCATTAGCAAACAGTAGTATCTATGCAGATGTTTCAAATGCAATATCTACTGCGTCAGGTAACGTAGTAGGCAGTAAAGTATTTACAGCATCTAGTACAGCACTAATACCAGACAACACTGACGTTGTTCCGATGGGTAATACAGCAAATCGATATAGTGAATTGTTTATTAACGATATTGAAATTGGTAATCCTTCATCCTCGTCAGCTAGGTACATTAAGAAATCTAGTGCTACAGTGTTACTAGATATTGGTGAGCAGTCAGCTCCAGTTGATAATTTATATGTGGATAACATTTTTATCAAAGACGGTGGCGGCATTACTGGATTGAACATTGATACATATGGCAGTAATACTGCATTGATTGATGAAATTTGGTCAAGTGAAGTATACTTAGATGCGTCTGGTGACAAAAAGATTACCGACAACGGCGTTTACGGTTTAACAATTTACGATATAAACGGAAACCCACTAGTTGATCCTTCAGCAGGTGCGGCATCTACATTAGGCGGCGACAACACATTTTCTGGAAATAACACTTACAGCGGTGACATTCTATCAGCAGGCAACCACGATATCGGTTCTTCCTCGAGTAGATTCGGTACATTGTTTGTTGGTACATTAGATGCTACAGTGGGCGATATTAGCGGCGATTTAGATGTTGGCGGAACAGTAACAGCAACACTATTCGATGGCGTTGCATCAAGTGCAAAATACGCTGACTTAGCTGAGAAATATACTGCTGATGAGAATTACGAAGCAGGCACTGTTGTTAAAATCGGCGGTGATGCAGAAATGACACAGACTACAGACCATAACGATTTAGACGTTTTTGGTGTTGTATCGACAACTCCTGCATACTTAATGAACAGCGAAGCAGATGGAATAGCTATTGCTATGACCGGAAGAGTTCCTGTTCGAGTAGTAGGAAAAGTTAAGAAGGGTGAGAGATTAATTAGCTCTTCAGTACCAGGTGTTGCATGGGCAATGAGTGACGAAGAATACGATCCAAGAGCAGTAATTGGTAGGAGCCTAGAAGATAAAAATGACGGCGATATTGGCACAGTAGAAGCAGTTATTGGCGTAAAATAGGTAAATAGTAATATTATTAATTGTAGGAGATAATCAATGGCAAGCGGATCAGCACTAAGCGTATCAGGTGGCTTCACTATGACCCAGGTTGTAAGCGGGGATGTAATTGATGACGCAGATTACGATAACATGAAAAATAATGTTTATCGTCAGTTGAGTACACCAGCAGACCACACAACAGGTACATATACAGCCAGTAGTATTTACGGCTACAACCAGTCTGTAGGCAGTTTAGATGCTGCAGCAGGTGAACTTATCCGTGCAAATAGCACAGATAACGGTTTTAAAAATCTACAGGATGAAGTGCAAGCTATAGGATCATTCCTTGGCCTATCACTAACAGGTCCAACAGACCGTGCAGCAGGTAATACAATTACAGCAGCGCACTGGAACCAGTTAATGAACGATGCAAAAACATGTTTTGATAATCGCTTTTCAGTACCAAGCGGCAGTTTAACGACAGCGGCACATGGTGCTAGTAGCAGATCAACTAGTTGGGGCAGCGCATCCGAGCCTGCAATTGCACATACATTTACTGTATCATTTTCAAGTGAAGCACATTGTAGAGGATTCTTTAACGCAGGTGGTAAAATATTATTCACAGGCGCAAGAAGCGGCGGCACATCAGGATCATCCGCAGGCACAATTGGTTCGCAGAACTCAAACTGGACATCACTATTAAGTTCCATGGGTACATTAACGTTTGACTTAAACAACTTAACTAGTTCAGGATCAACAGGTTCTAGTAATGGTAAGGGTTTTTACGAACTAACAACAAACCAAGTACAACTTTATATCAAGTACGGTTCTGGTGCATACGCAAGTAACTACTACCAGATCACAGGTAAAGTAAATAGTACAAGTAACCCAACACAGTTAACATTCACTGTAACAATGAGAGATGACCACGCACTAGGTAATGGCATTGGTGCTGACGGCGTTGACGGAAATGGTGACGACACTGTTGGATATGTAGATGCCGTAGACGGTACTACAACAAGTACAATTCAGACTAGTCGTGCTAACAACGGTATTACAGTTTCAGCTCCGACTTATGCAGCAGTAAGCAACTTGTAAAAGTTACTAAAACTAATAAAAAAGCCAGTTCACAGAAGCTGGCTTTTTTTTGACTGGTAAATATAGCTATGAGTAATAAACTAACAAAAGCACTAGAATTTGCAAACTACAGATCGTCGTTAAATATACAGCATAATAATATGAAGGCCAGAGTGCAGACTCTGCTCAGTTATAGCACTAACGGCGGAACATTTATCATATCGCACGAGCTAATATCATTTGTAAAATTACTAGTAGATAGGGAAATGCCTGATGCAGTGTTACTTGACGTTTACAACAACCCTATCCAAATCGAAAACCTGGACACTTTTTTAGAAGAATTAATAAGCAGATATTTCGAAGCAACAAACGAATACTTTGCAGACTATTCTAAACTTAAAAAAAGCAGAAAGGTCCACAAACTAATAGACATAGACGATGACTAAAGGATTCTTAATCTTTGCTCATAACAATGAGGAAATTGATTATTTAAAACTAGCCGCTGTTAACGCAAGATTAATAAAACAAAATTGCAGCATCTCTGATGTTACAGTAGTTACAAATCATCATAGTTACGATTATACCTGCGCCACTATGGGAGAAGAGTTTGTAACCGACAGTTTTTCTAATATAGTATTTGTAGAAAAAGACAAAACCTTCAAGAGAAGTAATGTTAGGACATATAAAGATACTAGTCATACTGCAAAATCTTTACCATTTTACAATTTAGACAGATGCGATGCATACGATTTAAGTCCGTACGATGAAACAATTTTAATAGATGCTGACTATCTAATACTTAGTGATGTGTTAAACAGTTGCTGGAATCATGATAACGAATTTATGATGAATTGGTCATATCAAGATATAATGGTTGAGCGAGATGATCCTACGTTACGTAGACTGCACCCTAGCGGCATAACTATGTATTGGGCAACAGTAGTATACTTTAAAAAGTGCAATTTCTCAGAACAATTTTTTAAGACAGTGAAGCATGTGCGGGACAACCGACAGTATTATCAAGATGTATATAAATGGCCAGGCAACCTATATAGAAACGACTACAGCTTTAGTGTCGCAGCTCATATGCTAGGTGGCTTTCAAGAAAGGGGAATACCCCAATTGCCACTGCCTGCATTATACAAAACATTTGATACTGACGACATACATTCTATTCCGTGTAAAAACGAAATAATTTTTTATTTAGAAAAACCCAAAGCTCTAGGCGACTTCGTGTTAACAAGATGGAAAAATTTAGATGTTCACGTAATGAATAAATGGGCTATAAACAGGATTAGTTCTGAACTAATGAATTATATAGAATAATAAAGAGGTAACAACATATGACACAGTCGCAAAAACATCAAAGTGATAAATTAAAGTTTCAAAAGAAATCTATTAAAGATCAAGCAGAAGCAATTAAAGAGCAAGAAAAGAGAATAGCAGAATGGATAAAACAGCAGCAGGATCCGAGTAATGGCTAGTATAATGGAAAGAAATTGGAATAGCCTTAGCCAGCTCAGAGATTACTTTGAAAAAACAAAAGAAGAAAAAGTTGTTAATTTCGACGGTGTGTCTCTAACTACTAAGAAACACGTATATACACTTATAACTCCTACGCTATATAGGAAAAGTAAATGAGCAAAGGCTATATTGTAATCGCACAGAATTCTGGTAAGGTTGATTATCTTGCCCAAGCGTATGCATTAGCACTCAACCTTAAATTAACACAGAGCACTGTCAATAATATTGCTGTGTGCGTAGACACTTCTACAAAAAAACTTATAACAGAAAAACACAAAGCAGTTTTTGATCACATAATAGATATCCCATGGGACGATGCTGCAGACGGCAAAGACTGGAAAATAAACAACAAATGGAAGTATTATTATATGAGTCCATTTGATGAGACTGTGATATTAGATACAGACATGATCTTCCCTGTCGATGTAAGTTTTTGGTGGGATCATTTAAGTATGAAAGATGTATGGGCTTGCACAAATGTAAAAACATACAGAAATGAACTTGTTGAAGATTATTACTACAGATCTTTTTTTAAAAAGAATAACCTGCCTAATGTTTATACAGCATTTTTCTATTTTAAAAAGAGTGATACTGCAACAGAACTTTTTAAGATGATAGAAATTATATTCAATAATTGGGAACGATTTTATTTTAAGTATATGCCAAAAGGAAAACCAGAATGGTTAAGTGCAGATGTGGCATTTGCATTGGCTATACAATTGTTAGGCATAGAAGACGAATGCACGATGGATCATATAACAGATATGCCTACATTTATTCACATGAAGAGCTACATACAAAACATCCCTTCTAGTTTAGTAGAAGAAAACTGGAGCGATAGTATACCTTGTTACTATAAGGATTATACTGATTTTAAACTTGGAAACTTTAAGATAAACTTTCCTTTCCATTATGTTGACAAGGATTGGATGACTAGAGATAAAATACAACAACTAGAAGTAAATTATTTTGGAAAAAGGACAACAGTATGACAGAATTAACAGCAGGTGAACGATTAGCTCTACTCAAGGATAAGCACGGCGGGTTGAAAAATGCTCTAAAAGAATCACAGGCTTATACGTATATGGTCTATGATACTGGTGGTACTATACTGTATAAAAGTATCGAACAGCCGGACATGAGCGATTTTGACGCTTGTAAGTGCTATAAATTCAATACGCCTGATACAAAAATTATCGACGAGAACGGAAAAAGTGTAGCGCAGTTCTATATAGAAGAAGACGAGCACGATGTGTGTCACATTAAACTGCGGACAACAGAAACAGCAAAAATTAAAAGTGACAGAGATTTCCTACAAGAGATTGAAACCGGAGAAGATGCAGATTATTTAATATCCTACACTGACAAAAACTGGTACCTAACTATTACAGAGGGCACAAAGTCTAAGCAAAATCTAGTGGTGTATGTAACACCACACAAGGACCCGCATATGTTACTAGAAAGAGTTATGTTTAATATAGCGGATGCTGTTGACGGCCAAGTTACTACTGCTAGGAAACTTAGTAGTGACGAGGAAGCCTTTAGTATATACACACATAAGTCTGATAGCATCACATACGCTAGAAAATAAAACAGTTGTTTTCTGTGGAAGATAAATACTAACACTATACACTAAACACAGGACAAACACATGGCTAGAATCGATGTAACTGAACTCGATATATTCTATATCTCCTATGACGAACCTAACTGCGAAGAACATTGGTCAGACTTATTAAATAAAGTTCCGTGGGCTAAACGTGTACATGGAGTAAAAGGGTTCGATGCAGCGCACAAAGCATGCGCTAATCAAAGCGAAACAGACAGGTTTATCACTGTTGATGGCGATAATATTGTTATGCCAGATTTCTTTGAGCAAGTATTAGATGTTCCTGATCAGGATCATGACGGTAACAACATATCCGAAAGTATTTTTAGTTGGAATGCAAAGAACATTCTAAACGGGTTAGTGTACGGCAATGGTGGACTAAAGTGTTGGCCTACCGAATATACTAAAAGCATTAACACACATGAAGCCGCAACAGACGGCGAGGGCATGGAGTTTTGCTGGAAGTTAAACTATATACAACTCAACGATACGTTCAGTGAAGTGCACCAAACAGCAAGTCCTTTCCAAGCCTTTAGAGCAGGGTTTAGAGAAGGTGTTAAAATGAGTTTGGACCAGGGTGCAAGAATTTCCCCAGATGAGTTTGTAGAAAAAGTTTGGTGGCAAAATTATAATCGACTTCAAACATGGTGTAACATAGGCAGTGATGTAGAGAATGGATTATGGGCTATCTACGGCGCCCGGTTAGGCTGCGAAATGACTGTGCTTACTGATTGGGACACTAACTTAATTTCGGATTACGAATGGTTCAAAGAATTTTTCAATAGCCAAGTAGCACCAAACTTCTCCGGCATGAACGATCAGCAATGCCGATATACCAAATTGGAATGGGACAGTAATATGCTGCAAAAAGAAATTTGTAGTTTGGGAAGAAAGTTAAACACAGATATTAATGAGATGATGCTGTTTGATCCAGCACCGGAAATGTGCAAGTTCTTCAAACAAACATATGTTAATCCAAGACGATGGGGTGTAATGATTCGTGAAAAACAAATACAGGACTTACTTGAGAAAGGCCTCATACAGTAGTGAGCATATACGACCAAGCCGCCGATAAGGCTAAAAAACAGCTAGATACAATCAGCCCATCAATGTGTTATGCAAAGTGGAGCCAAGTATCTATGCACCTAACAAATGGTACAACGCATAGTTGTTATCATCCACCTACACACAAAATTCCATTAAAAGAGTTAGATAACAACATAACAGCACTACATAACACAGAAGAAAAGAAAGAACAGCGTAGGCAAATGTTAAAAGGCGAGCGGCCTGAAGGCTGCAGTTATTGTTGGAGCATTGAGGATACAGGTGCTAGAAGTGATCGAGTGTATCGTAGCGGCGAGTATTGGGCACAAGAAAGTAAAGAAGATATCATGGATGCCGGCGCAAGTGGCAACATCAATCCACGATATGTAGAAGTAAATTTTAACCAGGCATGCAATTTTAAATGCAGTTATTGCTCACCGCATCTAAGCACAGCATGGCAAGAAGAGATTGAAGAGTTCGGTGAGTATCCGACAACATCACCGCACAACAATATAGATAGTTTACGTAATAAAGGACTAATGCCCTTAAAAGTCAGCCAAGAAGATAATCCATATGTTACAGCATTTTGGAAATGGTGGCCTGAAATGTATAAAACTTTAAGAGTATTTAGAATGACAGGCGGTGAGCCGCTGATGGATAAAAATACATTCCAGGTGCTAGACTACGTGCACGAGAATCCTAATAAAGATCTAGAGTTAAGCATAACATCTAACATGTGCCCTGTCAACGATGCATTGTTTGTAAAATTTTTAACAAGTGTAAAAAAATTAGATGATGTACCGCATGGTGCAGAAGTATATGTTAAAGATCCACTCGACGGCACTGACTGGCAAACATGGCAACATTATATAATAGGGGAAGATGCAAAACGCTATCACGACAGTGAGTTGCCAGTTATAGAACGACATGACATACCTCAAACATTTTTAGAAATAGGCCAATGCGAAGAGCACGACAACAATAGCTTTACATATCTATATGAATATAGAGATAAAGCATACCATAATTTCAGTGTGTTTGTAAGTCTAGACGGTTGGGGAGAACAGGCAGAATATATGCGTAGTGGTATGGATTTTGAGCAGTTGTGGAATAACTGCCATAGATTCCTAGACGAAACTAGATTCACTAGTATAAATTTTATTAACACATTTAACTGTTTGAGTGTAACTACATTTAAAGATTTTCTACAAGGAATATTAGAGCTTAGGGAAAAATGGAGTAAGGAGAATCAATATGCAATGGGATGGGAAGTCCCAGAACAACGTATATGGTTTGATATACCTGTACTGAGAAATCCAGCTTGGCAAAATATACAAGTATTGCCAGGAACTTATCAAGAATACATGACAGACGCAATCGAGTTTATGGAAGCAAATCGAGCAAACGAAGAATATGTTGACTATAAAGGTTTCAAGGATTTTGAGATAGCAAAAGCAAAACGTAATTTAGAATTAATGAAGCAGGACATTTCTATAGATAATCTACAGCGTAACCGTACAGATTTTTATAAATTTTTCACAGAACACGATATACGACGAGACACAAACTTTTTAGGTACATTTCCTGAAATGGCAGATTTTTGGTTTTTATGCGAGGAGGCGGATGCATTACAATGAAAGATAGAGAAAAATTCTCATCAGCAATATTAGCAGGTGTAGTAACAGTAGAGTTTAGAAAACTAGGCACAAATGAATTACGTGTGATGCCATGCACACTTAATGAAGAAGTAAGTGATGGCAATGCGAAAATAAGCAAGTTCGACTCAGGCTCAGACCATTTTGCGGTGTGGTGCTTGGATAAAAAGGCATGGAGAAGTTTCCGTGTAAACACAGTAGAGAAGTGGTACGAAGGTTACCCAGAAGAGGTTTAAATGAATTTTGAAAACGTAGCAACAACACTGCAAGAAAATTTTAATCCTGAGATAGCAGCCGACATAAACATTGATATCAATGTTACTGTACTAGGCGCATCAGATGGAAAATTTTCTGTTAGTGTGCACACGGGTGCATGCGAAATAAAACAAGGTCACTTGGAAAAATCTGACATCATAGTTGGTTTTACAGACAATGAAACTATGCTTGAAATGTTCACGCAAGGTGTAAACCCTATGGGATTAGTTATGGGTGGAAAGATGACAATCAATGGTGATTTAAAAAAGGGCAGAGAAATCAAAGGACTCTTTGTAAAATAAACAGATCTTAGACAACAAACACAGGAAAAAATATGATATATGAATTCACTAGTGAAAGTGTAAGTGAAGGCCATCCAGATAAAATAGCAGATTTAATATCAGACAGAGTCGCTACATATCTGCTAGATGGCAACTTATCTCACAGAGCAGCAATTGAGACTCTGGTCACAACTAACATGGTAACAATAGCCGGCGAATACAAAAGCGATAAGTTCAATAAGATGGCGATTGAACGTATTGTGCGTGATACAGTGAAAGAGATTGGATACGAACAAGACGGGTTCCACTGGGCGACACTAAAAGTATACAATGAGTTACACGGACAATCTCCTGATATAGCTCTAGGCACAGATGACTTCGGAGCAGGCGATCAGGGCATTATGTTTGGATATGCATGCAATGAAACCCCTACGTATATGCCTAGTGCAATATATTACAGTCACGAGATACTAAAATATCTAGCTGATTCTAGACGTATAGGAAGCGACTGGCTTGGCCCCGATAGTAAAAGTCAAGTTACCTTAGAATACAGCAGTGTAGGTAAACCGTTGAGAGTAAGCCGAGTTGTCTGCAGCAGTCAACACACAGACGAGTTTCCGTTAGATCATACTAGGGATGCAATAAAGCAATTAGTGGTTAAAGCATTGATTGAGTGCAATGCACCAATTGACGATGATACAGAATATTTAATTAACCCTACAGGCAAATTTGTAATTGGAGGACCGGATGGAGATACTGGGCTTACTGGACGTAAAATTATTGTCGATACTTATGGCGGGTATGCTCCACATGGCGGCGGTGCATTTAGCGGTAAGGACTGTACTAAAGTCGACAGATCAGCCGCATATATGGCTCGCTACTTGGCAAAGAACATTGTAGCATCAGGAAAAGCAGACAACTGTACAGTACAACTCAGTTACGCTATTGGCGTCAAAGAACCAACTAGTGTATACGTTTATGCTGATGGAAAAGTTAGAGCAGATTTAGCAGAAGAGCTAAAACAACATGTTGATTTAACACCGTTAGGTATAATTAACAAGTTTAATTTGTTCTCTATAGATCTTAGCCGTACAACAAACTACGGGCACTTCGGTAAAAAATCTTTACCGTGGGAAAGCGAAGATTTGTACTAAGCCGTAACAAAACAGAGTAAATACTGGTATGCATATAAAACGTGTAGCAATAACGGGTCACACAAGAGGTATAGGAAAAGCCTTGTGGGATCGACTAGAAGAGCGTGGCTTGGAACTTAGAGGCTACAGTAAATCGAATGGATATAACTTACAGCGTGTAAGCACATGCAAAAAAGTTGTACAAGATGTTGTTGACTGGAATGCAGATGTTTTTATAAATAATGCATATGTACCAGATAACCAAGTTCGGTTGCTGTATTTGCTTTATGAACAGTGGGAACACAAGCCTAGACTTGTAGTTAACTGTGGTGCAACGAGCAGCGATAGTATAACAAACTTTAGTCAAATGGGTTACAATGAAAATTGGACACCATACGTAAGTGATAAGGCAAGATTAGATTGGGCCAGTTTGCAACTAGCGAATATGTTCAAACAGGGAAAGTGTAGAGTCAGTCTAATAAAGCCTGGGTTTGTTGACACTGATAGCACAGCAGTGTTCAAAGACTTTGCTGAGGATTACATGATGACAGCTGACAGCGTAGCTGAACAGCTTGAATGGTTGATTGATCTTCCTAAACATGTACAAGTAAGAAATTTAAGTTTTGATGTGGGAAATTTTTAATGGTTAGAAAAGTAGACGAAAGTCATAGAGAATTTAAAGCAAGAATGATCGACCCTGTGTCGGAATCGTTCTGTGGCGCTAAATGGTACAATGCTACTATATGGTTAGGACACGGCGGAACTACAAGTTGCCATCACCCACCGGCGCATCAAATTGATTTAGAAGACATCAAAGAAAATCCTAGTGCTATTCATAACAGTAGACACAAAAAGAAAATGCGTCAAATGATGCAGGAAGGTACTAGGCCTAAAGAATGTGAGTACTGTTGGAAGATAGAAGACATGGGCCAAGACGCAGATGGCAACGAGCCTGTGTCTGATAGAGTATATAAAACAGTTATATATGAGGATAGGGATTTAGAGCATATTGCAGTATTAGATCCTAATGCTGATGTTAATCTAAAGACATGCGAAGTAGCATTTGACCGAACATGCCAGTTAGCATGTAGTTACTGTAATCCAGCATTTAGCAGCACATGGGTTAAGGATATCAGAACTAATGGCGGCTACCAAGGCATTAAGAGTGATGCTAGAGGACACTTCATAGACGATGCACCATATGCAGAGCCTTTTGATCAAGGAGAGGACAATCCTTATGTGGATGCATTTTGGCGTTGGTGGCCCGAACTAAGCAAAGAGCTAGAAGAGATCAGAGTTACTGGTGGCGAGCCATTGATGACTCCTAGCATATACAAACTGTTCGACTGGTTCAAGGAAACAGATGAGCCGAATGCAGAGAACATGCGATTAGCTATTAATAGTAACTTAATGGCTAAGCCGGGGTTGTTGGATAAGTTTATCGATGCGACTCAACACATAAATCATTTCCATGTATACACAAGTTGCGAGGCGTTCGGAGCTCAAGCTGAGTATATTAGGGATGGATTAGATTGGGAAATATGGACTAGCCAATTCGAGCGTTTTGCTACAGAAGCAAGATACGAAGGTGTACACATGATGATGACTATCAATGCATTATGCTTAGATACTATAACACAATTTTTAGATTGGACATTAAGTATGAAGCGTAAATACGGACATCATGTGCCCGGTATTAGTGTAAATATTTTACGTTTTCCCAGCTTCCAAAGCCCACTTACACTGCCAGACGACTTGCGTAAAATGTATCATGACGAACTTAGTGAATGGCTAGACGAAGTACGCAGTAAAGGTGAAAGAGACATGCATGGTGTAGAATTGCTCCAGGCATGGGAACAAGATCAAATTAGCAGATTAATAGAATACTTAGACGTTGTAAAAACTCCTCACAGAAATACAGCAGAGCAACACTTACTGCATCATGACTTCAAGGTGTTTTATGAACAGTACGACTCTCGACGTGGATTTGATTTTAGAAAAACATTCCCTAGATTAGCAAACTGGTACGACGGTGTCACTGTGTTAGACATAAGCGATGACCATGACATACAGGCTCCTGATAGCGTAGGCGTAACCAATACAATGTACGCTAAACGTATTGTAACAGAAGACGGCGAAGTCAAAGTTGTAGAAATGAAAGTGCGTGGAAGACAAACTGGCGAGAGCCAAGATGACTACGACGATGACAAGTATGCTGATGAGATACAAGGAGTTAATCCTAATATTAAAAAACGTGCAGGTAGTAGCATCGGCTGGGATCCTGAGACTGACGGTCTCGGTGGAGTAGCTGTTGACGAATAATGTACTATCATATATATTTGAGTGATCGACAAACTGGTTCCGTTGATCATAACGGAACTAATACTATACTAGGGAATGATACTAAGACAAGCAATGTAAAACTGACATGGAAGCTCTTAGAAAACGATACTGCAAAAGATTTTGCTAACATAACAAAATTAGTGTCTAATTCTACATCTAGAGTATTAGATTGGAATCATTATCATACAGGCGGCAGTCAGACTTTACCTACATTAGTAGATCAGCTCAATATTGATATAGATTCTTATCCGTTGCATGAAGATTTTAAAATTAATTTATTGTCTAGCAAAGAAGACCTGTACGATAAAACAAATAAAATTCATTATGCATTTGAAAAACTATTAGTAGAATCCGACCCCACCGCTCTCCAAAAAGAAATTTTAGAAAGATTAAACAAGTTAGTGCACGAAATAGAGCATAATATAAGTAACTATTTCGACAATACATCTGACGATGAGCATTTTATTGTGTGTCGACACACATGTGATCAATCGTCGACAATGTATAAAAAATTAACTGACGACGATTATAATAGATTTAAATTTCAAAATGAAACAGGAGACTTGTTCCTAGATTTTTTCACAGTGGGCAAAGATTTGGGGCATGCATTTATGTCCAACGATTTAGATCTAGTCAAAAATAAAGAAATTAAACAGCAAGAGTATATCACCGCAAGTGTGCAAATAAGCGTACTCAACGAAGATAGCCTTGGTACATACAACCCTGAAATAGAAAATCAACAACAACTTCTCTTTGAAGACTGGTGTACTAAAAATAATGTAGAGTCTTACGGGTATAACTATAAAGAACCTAAATATAATTTAGGACGATGTCAGTTGGGCAGTCTTGTAAACGAAACTTATGATAGTTTTAGAAGCAAGCTGCATAGGTACCCTTATATAACTAATGTCGAACTGACTGAAACATAAATAATTTATAAAGCGCATTACGGAGAAACAATGTCTAACAAAATAAAACCTATATGGGAGCATGGTGCAGTCAGTGTAGACTCACCGAATAAAGTTTTTTGTACAGCGCCTTGGACACATACTTATATAAGTCCACAAAGCGAAAGGCGCATGTGCTGCGCTAGTAGGGAAGAACACCAATTCCAAAAGCAATATATTGATGCTAGTAATGACGAGCGAACAGGTAAATTCAAAGAGTCAGGCACAATTGACGATTATAAACCAGTTAGTTTAAAAGAACACTGGAATAGTCCTTACATGATGGATATACGAAAGAAACTAATGGCCGGCGAAGCTATACCCCAGTGTGATGTTTGCAACAATAGCGTACTGAGTCAAAGCACATATAGACAATGGTTTACTGGATTTCTATTTCAAAATAAAATAGATCAGTGTTTCGACGAAACAAATGATGACGGATATACAACTATGGACCCTATCAGTTTTGATTATAGGGTTAGCAATCTGTGTAACTTTAAGTGCCGTATGTGCGGCGAACAACTTAGTTCAGCGTGGGAAACAGAGAAGAGACAAAATGATCATTGGACTCCTGAGAGCCAGCCTTTCATGGTTCCAGAGAATAAAGAAATAATACAGAAGTTTCAAAAGGATGTAGTAGAGGAAGAATTTTGGGAAGCGATTAAGTCGGGCACTGTAGAAGAAATATACTGGGTCGGCGGCGAGCCATTGATGTACGATATACATTGGAAAAGCATGGCTAGGCTCGCTGAAGATGACACATTAAAACTTGTACATTTACGTTATAACAGTAATTTAAGCAGAGTAAGATTTGGTAAACATTATCTGTACGATTGGTTGCCACAAGCAAAAGACTGGACTATGTGTGCAAGTATAGACGCTATCGGCAAGATAGGAGAACATATACGCACAGGACTAGACTGGGAGCAATGGGATAAAAACTTTAGAGAAGGGGTAGCACTACCCGGTGGCAACAACAAGATGCTATTAGACTTAACACTAACCGGTCCCGGATTATTTGGACTTCGAGACTACGTTAATTACGCACTAGAGCTTGACGTTAAGATAGAAACTAAAAAAATGTTTGCATTCCATCCGGATATTGTGTTCAGCATGATGTCCTGGCCAAAACATATATTACATAGGATAGTTAACAAGTTACTAGATGACTTGCGTCCTATTGTAACAGAAAAACAACAGACTGTGATACGAGAACTAGAAAGTATGCTACAGATGGAAACGTTTCAAGAGTCTTTCCCAGATATAGCAGAACAGCAATTCTTTAATGGCAGACAGTGGCAACGCACTATAGCAGGTATCAGAAATGACGGCGAGCAAGGCGAAGCAATAACTGTAGAAGAAATATACTCTGCTGATAAGGAGTTATACGAATGGTATACCAGGGAGGAACATTCGTGAATGTAACAGCTCCTGACGGTTCCCACTCACACTATCCGGTACACAGCCTCCCAGACCAATTTCTGTATAAGGCATCACAGACCGGGCATGTTGCTGTAGAACTACGTGCAGAAACAAATGTAGATCAATTTGTTTTAGTGCCCCACACAGGATTATTGAGAGCTATGTTAAACACATTCTCGGAAACTCCCCTGGTTCTCTCTTACAACAACTTTGAAGACATGGAAGAAGCCCTTGATAATCTACTTGATAATCCTCTCTGGGAGAACACAACTAAGATTAGAATAGTATTTGGATTGCCTGTTGTGTCCAGTGGGGATAACAATCATTCAACGTTGAAATTAATTGTTAATAACATGATAACTTCTAGACATAAAAGCATATTACAGATAGGCTTTGTACAGGGTTGGGATATGTATAACAATGATGTCAACTTTGCAAATGCTTACAAAGACACATTGGCTGAATTGTCTCCGGACGATTGTTACTTTTATTTGTGCAATACAGAATCATTACAGCAATTTCAAAAAGCAATACCAAGGAGCCACTGTGAATACTATTCTATATATCCTAGTAGAATAAACATTCTGCAAGTAGCGGAAACCCATCCTAAGTTCTTTAATCAGAGTAATAGAAATATTAACAAACGCAGAACAAGAAAAACTATGTGTTTGAATAATTCAAATAAGAGCCACAGAGAGAAAATTGTAAACATATTAAATGATTACAACACAAACGATCATTACGTAACAATGCGGGAGAAACAACTATATCTGAAACCAGAAAGGATTCTAGGTGCACAGCCAGGAGGGGTTCACAGTCATAATTTCTTAGCTCTCCAACAGGATTGTCCGCCATTAAGGTATATGGTCGATACATATACATATATTGCTACAGAAACATATAATGACAAAGAGCAAATATCAGGATTAGCATGGCAAATAGGAGAAGCAGCAGGACAGCATTGGGAAGAATTGTTGACAGTAGCCGACTTCAGTGGCTGGTGGACTGAAAAAACATTTAAAGCAATATATTATGAATTACCGTTTATGGTTGTAGGAGTGCCTGACACTCTAAAAGGATTAAAATCCTTGGGGTTCGAGACCTTTCCTGAATTATTTGATGAACGTTACGATAGTCCGAATACTATAGAAGTCAGGGATGGTATATACGAACGTAATATAGAAAAGATTATGTCCATGAGCCACAGTGAATTACACGACATGTATTATAGCGATGCTATACAAGAAAAACTTAAACACAATAAACAACTATTTTATGGCTTGATTGAAAACGACCCGTTCAACTAAAATAGAGATATCTATATGGAACAAACTCGCCTAATAATATTACATGATGACTCCAATAACTTCTCTGTGCATTCACGTGAAAGTAATTCTAGTCTTTTGTTGCGCAACGATGATCACCTTTACGTAAGAAATATAGGACACTCTGGGTATAAATTTTCCTTTAATATTATATCAGTAAACGATATTGACTCGTTAAAAAAAATAATGATTAATAATACGACTGTTGAAAACACACCTTTTTATATTAATTACATAATGGATTTAGGATTTCGTACATTTCCCGAATTTGACTGCGGTAGTGATGACTTGCTTAACCTCACCGAACAACTAAAAGATACTCCTGGTTTCGAACGTTTAAAATGGAGATTCTCAAACAGTTGGGATATATACGGGCACAGAGAGCAACAAAGATCACAGTGGTTCTTGAAACAAATAGTACATATATCACAGCAAAACATTATAATGGATCTTGCGAATTTTGACGTTGTAGACTTTTATAAAACGCTATTACCAAATTCGCAAGTAAACTTTCATACATGCTTTGATGTTAGATGGCTGAGTGAAAATCTCAGCAGCGAGCCGTACATCAATAATAATGAAAATAAAACTAAACATTTTCTCTGTTTGAACAGACTGTGGAAACCCCATCGAACAGACATATGGCACTACATAAATGAGCAGTCCTTAATGGATAAATTTCATTACAGCTATATAACAGCAGGGATCTTTTTAGAAGAAGAGACAGAGAAACTATCTGCAGAAATTGATGCAGCCGGCTATTATCTCCCCATGTCTACTCAAGATACCCCGCCACGTAATATAATTAATAACTGCTATGCATTTTTAAATACAGAAACATTTTTTTATAAGTATGACATAGACGCCCCTAAGTGGGGAGAAGGTGCTGTAGCAGGTATTGATCCTCCAGAAGGCTGGTTGTCTGATACTATGTTTGATCATGCTTATATAACGGAAAAATCATTTAAATCTGCTTATTGCGAATTGCCTATGTTAGTAGTAGGACTTCCTAATACACTAACAACATGGAAGCGTATGGGATTCGAGTCCTTTCCTGAATTTTTCGACGAGTCATATGATTCGGAGAATGACGACAACAAACGTATGCAAATGGTACAGGATGAAATAGAAAAATTTTGTAATACAGACATAAAGGATATACACACACTATATTACTCGGATGCTGTACAACAAAAGTTGAAGCGAAATAAAAACAACTTGTATAGGATGATCAGAGAAAACCGCTCGTGGGAATGGGCAAAATTTAAATATTCGAAAGGCGTGAATCCACAAGTGGATGAAGTTTTCAATTCTGAATTTTGAATACAAGGAAAAATAGAAGGATAAATACAACGTAGATTACACTACAATACATACAAAAAATTAGGAGATAATGATGGCCTCAATCGGATTTATTGGCGTTGGTAAGTTAGGACAAGCCTGCGCTGAAATGGTCGCCGAGGTCCATGATGTTGTCGGGTATGATGTTAACCCAGTAGAGCCTGAAAACTTTACAATGGTTAATGAAATGGAAGATGCTGTAAAAGGACAAGACATTGTTTTTATTGCAGTACCTACTCCACATGACCCGCAGTATGATGGAAAGGCACCTACCAGCCATTTACCAAATAAGGACTTTGATTATACAATAGTTAAAGACATTCTTAGTAAAGTAAATGCTGTCGCGACTCAAGAACAATTAATAGTCCTTATATCAACAGTACTGCCTGGTACTGTAAGAAGAGAATTTGTTCCGTTAATAACAAATACGCGGTTTGTTTATAACCCCTATCTCATTGCCATGGGCACTGTGAAGTGGGATATGGTAAACCCGGAAATGGTTATGATAGGAACAGAAGACGGAAGTGAAACTGGTGACGCTAAACAGTTACGTGAGTTTTACCAAACTATCATGCAAAATAATCCCAATTATATTATAGGTACATGGGATGAAGTCGAATGCATTAAAGTATTTTACAATACGTTTATTAGTGCCAAAGTCAGTCTAGTAAACATGATACAAGACGTTGCAGAAAAACAAGGTAACATAAACGCAGAAGTTGTTTGTGATGCGTTAGCTAATTCAGATAGACGCATTATGGGACCTGGTTATATGAAGCCGGGTATGGGAGACGGAGGTGCTTGTCACCCACGTGATAACATTGCCTTACGTTGGATGGCTGAAGAACTTAACTTAGGTTATGACTTGTTTGATGCTGTAATGCTTAGTAGGGAAAAGCAAGCCGAGAATATGGCCAAACGATTGCTGGAGTTAGCCAGTGATCAACTGCCTATAATTATTGTCGGTAAAGCATATAAACCGCTTGTCCCTTATGAAGCAGGATCGAGTAGTATGCTCGTTGGTCACTATATTGAAAATACCGATACAGCATTATATTACTACGACGAGCAGACAGGAGATATACCTCCGGCCGGTGTACTAGATTTGCCAGCTGTATATTTGTTAGCACATAATCCTAGTATTACATATGGTGACCAATTAGACACAGTACCAAATTGGTATGGGGAACACACTACAACAGGCGAAGAGGCTAGTTTTATAACAACTGGTAACGGTTCTGAACTTAGTTTCGCTAAAGGCAGTGTTGTAGTAGACCCATGGCGTAAAACACCCGACCTTCCGGGGATACATGTTATACATTATGGTAATACCAGAGGCTGTTAACTATGGATAAAATCCATTCAGATAACTGGGCTAACTATGTGAAGTTTGTATCCAAATTAGTAGATCCTATAGACATGAACGGCAAAGTTTTGTTAGAGATCGCTCCTGGAGAATGCTCGTATTTCCGATTGTTTGCAGACAGCGGGCTTGCAAAATATATAGGTGTTGAACCTAATAACAGCTGGCTTCTGACTGCAAAGAAACGATTGGAATACGTTAATGCGGCCACGGAATACGAATTTGTTAATAGTACATACGAAGACTATAAACAAACGTGTCCTGTTGATATTATATACAGCAGTGGCCTAATTTATCATCTTGCAAGCCCGTTACATTATTTGGAATACATAGCTAACTGTAATGCAGAGTATATAGTAATAGAGCACACGGGGAATATAGAAGAGGATTATCCCCATGTGTTCGACGAGGCCGGCAACTTTAATAATGGGCACATAGGAACAGTGGTTGGCGAACGTGTTAATAATCCAGGCATGCGTTTAAGTGAAGCACTAGACGATCCGAACCCAGACAATACTGCAATTGCTAGTAAAAAGGCTATCCCGTTAAATATGCATATTTCATGTCATATGATTGTATGGTGTATGGGGAAGTTGGGTTATAGGTTAGAAGCATATAGTAACATAGAGACAGGAGAGCGATCTAAAAGTGAAAACTGCGCTATGAGATTTAAACTGGAAAATATATGAATATAGATCAGCAAATATTAGATTATATAAACGCTACTTGGGGTGGCGATGAAAAAATGCGAGAGCTAAATGATCAGTATCGCTATACACCTCCTTACCCTACATTAGCACTTAATGATTTTGTACCCAAAGACGTGTCTCAAAAACTGTATGAAGAAAGTATGACTATTCCTGATGAAGACTGGACTACGTTTACTAGAGCTAACAGTTACATGGAAGAGTGTAAAACATTACGTAATGCGCCAGTAGCTAGGCAACTAGTTAGTGCTTTACACAGCGAGGAGTTTTTACTTTGGTTAAGAAAGGTATGTGATGTTCCGCATTTACTACCCGATCCTTATTTAACTGGAGCTGGGTATATGAAAAGTTATAAAGGCGACTCTTTAAAAATACACTCAGACTTTAACTGGAACGAGGAGTGCCAAACACACAGAGCATTAAGTTTAATACTTTATTTTACACCAGAATGGGATGAAAGCTGGCACGGTGATTTACAATTTTGGGATTTTGAAAAGAAAGGAAAAATTGTTAGTTATCCACCTAAGATGGGAAATGCAGTAATATGGAAATATCACAAACGTGGCTTCCATGGACACCCTAACCCAATTGAATGCCCCGAAGACAAATTTAGAGTAGGATTTAGAGTATTTTATTATATAGCAGATAGTAAGCATGACTGGCGTGATCCTCCGCACAAAAGTTTATATTGGTACGACAATGATAAGAATCAACCTTATCATATAGAAACAGAATACGGCCACGGCAAGGTAAAAAAATAATGACAGAACCAACTAACTGGACGTTAGACAACGACTTTAAGCTCCCCGGCGTAGAACCTCATGAAGTAAAGGGTGGGTTTGCCATACAGGATCCTACTGTAACAGCAGCACTGAGCGAGCATTTACAAGGCTATGATTGGGCAAAATTTTTAAAAAACGATGGCCGATTAGACGAACTGCAAAAAACTTACATCAACACTTTTACAAATTGGATAGAATCATCTGTAAATAATAATGTATTGTTAGGGGAGTTCAAACACGCAACAATAACAAACGGTACAAGCGAATCCTTCCAGATGTTTATGCAGAGACATAATCATCGAACATTTAAGTTGAGGCGGGGAGAGTTTATGATGCATAAAATTACTGCAAATAACATGAATTTAGATTGGGCTTACCTTTGGGAAACTGAAGAGCAGGAAGGAATAATGCGTGAGCTTACTCCACACGATGCTGTAATACTAAGTTTGCCTTATAGTAACACCTGCAGTCTAGAATCGATGTATTCAGCAAAACAAATATTAACTTGTTGTAATAACCTAAATATCCCAGTGTTGTTAGACCTAGCATATTTCGGAACAACAACAGACATTGAGTTAGACTTAAATGATCCTATTTACAACTGTGTAGAAGATGTTGTTTTCAGTTTAGGAAAAACGTTTCCGTTGATAGGGGCAAGACCGGGAATCAGGTTTCAGCGGACTGTTACTGATGATGCTGTTTATTTTGCTAATCAACATGGCATTGTTAATAACTTTGCATGTGTTGCCGGGGTCTATGCTATGAATAATTTTTCAGCTGATTACACATATAACAAATATGCAAGCACTGCTGAAGCAGTAGCAAACGCATTAGATGCAACATTGTCTAAGAGTGTGTTGTTCGCAACTAGTCTTATGCCTAGATATGACAGTATAAAACGTGTAGAGCATGAACCCACGAGACTCTGCATAAGCAATTTAATTACAAGGATACAGAATGACTGACGATACAAACAACGGATCTAATGACGAAAAGCGTCAACAGAATATGTTCGGCTACACTTATTGGGATTACGAGTACACAGATTTATTTACTACAGACTATCCTGAATGTGCGCTAATGTGGTCACATATGAGCAACGAGCCGGGTGGCACTGTGCGGTCATGTTGCATTGCTACAAATCGTGTTATGGATGATCTAAATAGAGATTTTAATCTAGGTACAACTAATCCTGTAGAAATTTTAAGATCAAACAACATGGCACAGATGAGAAACAAACTACGCAGTAATCAATTAATTAAAAACTGTGAAACATGTTGGATTGACGAAGCTAACGGTAAAGAATCTAAACGTCAGAAATATAATCAATATTATAAAAATTGGTATGGTGACAACGGCATAGCATGGCCCGAAGAAGGCACAGAGTATGTAAAGTTGTTAGATATGCAATTGATATTTGATAATACATGCAATTTAAAATGTAGAAGTTGTAATGCAAACTACAGTAGTAAGTGGGTTGAAGAAGCAAATGACAGAAAGGTTCCTTACTGGAAGACTGAGTCTGACATTGACATGATGGATATGGAAAACTCTAAGTTTTGGACAGAGTTTGACATATGGACAAAAGACTTGCAACGTCTAGAGATCATGGGCGGCGAACCTTTCTATGTAAAAGAGTTTAAAAACTTTGTGGACAAACTTGTAGAGTCCGGGAAGTCACGTGATATTGATTTATCTTTAAGTACTAACGGAACTATTGTAGATGAAATATTTTTAGATAAGATCGTACAAAACTTTAAACGTGTTTCGTTTAGTATTAGTATAGATGGCATAGGGAAAAGATTTGAATATTTAAGGCACCCTGGCAATTGGGATTCAGTGAAGGAAAACTTAGACTATTTTTATAAATTGCATAATAGTGACTACCCTGTTACAATACAAATAACACACACAGTAACTTCGCTGAATGTGATGTACATGCCAGAGTTTTACGATTTTTTCGATAAGACGTATCCCACATTTAAAATATGGAATAACATAGCACACTTTCCGAAGTGGATAACTGCTAGTGTTCTTCCTGCATTTGCTAAAAAACAAATAACACAATTATTATCAGAACATGATTTTAAATCCTACGCTCAAGAAATAAATGCGGTAGTGAACTATATGAACACGCCTTTATACGATGAAGGAAGCAGTGTAGATGACAGCCTTAAAAGCAAATTTACACAAGATAAATTAGATTTTTTCGATCAACGCAGTATAGAAAAGAAATGGGAAATACATAAAAACCAAATTGTGAGTGGAGATATATACAGAGATGAGAACTTTATTGACACATTCCCTGAGCTGTATGGCTTAGTTAAAGATTCGTTTGACTACGAAGCAGAGCTTAACGAAGTAAAAGAAAACGGCTGGAAAGTACACAGCACCAGAGACCTTGTTCAGTGAGCGAAACAGGCACCGATAAGTTATGCGGTTTACTGTGGGGATCGTTGTGTAACGAACCAGGCGGCACAGTGAGGTCGTGTTGTATCTCAAGAGAAAAGTTACATGATGCCAACAATAAAAACTTTAATCTTGCGACAACAAATCCACTGAATGTTTTAAAATCTACACAAGCTAAATGGTTAAGGAAAGAACTGCTGGCAGGAAGAAAACCACCACAGTGCGATACATGCTGGATCGACGAAGCAAATGGCAAAGAATCCAAAAGACAAATGTACAACGGATTCTTTGATCAGTGGTATAAGAATCAAGGAACAGTTTGGTCAAACAATATACAAGAAGACGATATAAAACTAATCGATATCCAATTAATATTCGGCAACACATGCAATCTAAAATGCAGAAGTTGTAATCCTAACTATAGTAGTAAGTGGGTTGAGGAAGCTGCTGATAGGAATTTTGCAGAGCAGTTTGGCATTGACCGTGATGTAATAGACATGAATGATCCTGAGAATTCTAAATTTTGGACAGAGTTTGACGAATGGACTGCACACTTAGGCCGAATAGAAATAATGGGCGGTGAGCCTTTTTATGTAAAAGAATTTAGAAATTTCATAAACAAGCTAATAGATTCTGATAGGGCTCGGCATATTGAGCTTTCTTTAAGCACCAACGGCACAATACTTGACAAAGAATTTTTAAATAAGATAATTAACAATTTTAAAGAAGTTGCGTTTAGTGTTAGCATTGACGGCATACATAGCAAGTTCGAGTACTTACGTAATCCTGCAAAGTGGAGTGAAGTAAAAGATAATCTAGATTACTTTTATAAAATACACACAGACGAAAATTACCCTGTAGTTATACAAATCACACATACTGTAACGGCACTGAATATAATGAGCCTAGGAGAGTTCCATAATTATTTCGAGACACATTACCCTGAGTTCCACATATGGGATAATGTTGCACACTATCCTAAATGGTTAACACCTAGTGTGTTACCTAATTATGTTAAAAAACATATAACAGACAGTCTAGGAAAAACTAATTTTAATAATGCATCGGAGATTCAATCGATAATTAATTATATGAACACTGAATTATACACAGGCGAGACAGCACCACACGAAACTGTAGAAGTAAAATGGCAAACATTTAAAGATCAGACTGTTAGTGCAGATAAGTATAGAGGAGAAGATTTTAGAAATGTTTTCCCAGACTTGTGGGACTTAATACAACATGAATTCGATTACTCTGCAATACTTTCGAGTATAAACAATAACGGGTACCATAGCTATGGCCCAGGGGAATTTTCATAATGACAGACACATATTGCCCTTTACCTTGGCAGCATTTGGCAACACATCCTCATGGTGGAGTAACACTGTGCTGTATAAGCGATCATACAGATGGCTTAAACAGAGCAAGGAATTTTAAACAAGACTACGACGAGTTTTTAGATTTAAACAAGCAAGATATTAATAGCTTGATGAACAGCGACTACTATAAAGAAGTTCGCACACAAATGTTAAATAATGAAAAGCCTAAAGCATGCATGAGATGTTATGATGAAGAAGCTAAGGGCATAAAGAGTAAGAGACAACATGAGAAAACAATATTTCCATCGTACGACAGCAATTATGCATCCAAACTTACTAATGCGGATGGGAGCATACCTATGGACCTTCGTTTTGTTGAGCTTCGTCTTGGCAACGTATGTAACGTTCGGTGCCGTACATGCAATCCTGCAAGCAGTAGTAAATGGCTTGAAGACTATAAAGACATTGTGGAGAAAGCTGACTTTGTCAACAAAGGTTACTTAGGACTTGACTTCCCTGGAGATTTTAAGTGGGCCGAAGACGATAACTTTTATGACGACTTATATGACTCTGCGCCTAATCTAGAAGTAATTTATATCAACGGCGGCGAGCCTACATTAATAAAACAGCATTGGACATATTTAAAAAAATTAGTTGCAAGTGGCAGAAGCAAGGATATTATACTGTGGTATAACATTAACTGTACTATGCTTCCTCCTATAGCATTAGAACTTTGGCCTCACTTTAAAGAAGCAAGAATATGTTTAAGCATTGATGACTTAGATGATAGGAATGCGTTTATAAGAACGAATACAAATTGGAACGCTGTATTAAAAACTATAGATACATTATTACCACTACAGGATAAATTAACATTACGAATTACACAAACAGTGAGTGCTTATAATTATGCTACATTGCCTGAGTTTTTTAAATGGGCAGATAGCATTGGGGTAGAAGTTGATATGAACTTCGTGTATGATCCCGATTACCTAAGTCCTGGAGTTATACCTCCTAAGGCAAGAGAGTTGATACATACAGAATTTAGACAAGCATTAGGCAATGATCATAAATTAAGCACGTTACTTAGTATGTTTAATAACGAAGACTGGGATGAATTAAAGTGGGAACAGTTTTGCCGCTTTAACGATTTACTAGACAATAACGATAACAGCGAATGGAGAAGTACATTTACAAAGTTAGTAGATGTAGTAGATGCAAGTGGATATACTAGCATTTACTAGACCCAAGTTAGTACTATTAAGATGTCTGATGCACATCGGATTAGCTACGGCATTAGTTATTGGTCCAACTAATTATTTGTGGGTAAGTCTCGCTGTGTACGTTTGGTTTGCAAGTATAGGAAATAGTATAGGGCAACATAGATACTTTGCGCACAAAACTTTTACGACAAGCAAGTTTTGGGAAAATATTCTATTAATAAGTGCAACATTAGCCAGCGTTAGTAGTGTGTTCGGATACATTGTTACACATAGGGAACACCATAAGTACACAGATGAAAACAAAGACCCGCATAGCCCGCACCACATGACATTGTGGCAAAGCTGGACTTTGGATTTAACAGACACAGGAAGATGGGACTTAAGAAATGCAAAGGATTGGATCAGGCACAACGGTGTAATGAATACTCATAAATATTTCTTTGCTTATATATTGACCTATGTTATAATACTTGCTGTAATAGATCCCTTGTTAATAATCTATGCATATCTAGTTCCGGCAAGTCTGTGCGTGTTTGCAACCGGAGCATTTAATACATGGGGACACGGAAAAGGCTTAAAGTTTTTAGGCTATAGAACATGGAGCACAAACGACAAGAGCGTTAATCATCATTTAGTTAATCTCATAACACTAGGAGAAGGATGGCACAATAACCATCATTCGAAACCAGGCAATTGGTACCAGGGTGAAAAGTGGTGGGAGTGGGATTTTAACGGACGGGTAATACAATTAATAAAACACTGAAATACAATTTGAAAAGAAAGTTTACAGTTCATTTTGAATTAACTAGCACTTGTCAAGCCGCATGTCCTAACTGTGCAAGAAATGTAGGCGGGGTCGAGTTACCTTGGTTGGGGAAAACAGAACTAAGATTACCTGATGTCAAAAAAATACTACAAGGTACACAACTAGTAAAACAAAGCGATATACTATACTGTGGTACACACGGTGACCCGGCTGCTGCTAAAGACATATTGCCGATAATTGAATGGATACAAGATCAGCCGTACGAAGCAGGAAATAAAAGACGACAACAGATTAATACAAACGGCGGTCTGCGTGATAAAGATTTTTGGAATAGATTAGGAAAACATTTTAATAAACAGCACGACCGCGGACACGTTGTATTCAGTATAGACGGATTAGAAGATACAAATCATATATACAGAAAAGGAGTCAGCTGGTCTCGTGTGTGGGAAAATTTAAATGCATACGTTAATGCAGGCGGCGAAGCAGTTTGGGACTATCTCGTGTTTGGTCATAACAAACATCAAGTCGATGAAGCTGAACGTATTGCTAAAAGCATGGGTATAACATTTGTAAAAAAAAGACCGCACGGTTTCGATCAAACAGCAGGACAACTAGATAGCGAACAACATATGCACACATACGATACGAATGGAAACTATGAGTACAGTATTTCTAAGGATACTGATGTGGTATACTTTGAAGAAGAAGAAAACAGTAAGCCCGGTGCTAATTTGAGTCGTGTGCAGAATAGTGGTATAACACTTACAGAAAAAGAAAACAACTATAGCAAAGAATCGAAAATACGATGTAAGAGTTTAAGTAGAGGAACAGACCGAACAGTTTTTAGTCAGGATATTTATGTCAAAAGTGACGGACATTTGTTGCCCTGTTGTCACATGGATGTGGTTACAACAACAAACTCTTATAATTTTGGCCATCAACAAATGAAAGATACTGTCGCCGGCATATATAACATGTTAGATGTAGTTAACAACGATATAGACAAGATGATCGAAAGCGATACATTTAAAAAAACATTTTTCGATACACAAATTTTAGAATCTGCCGAGGAAGGCAAACCTATGTTTTGTGTTGATACTTGCGGCGGCAACACGCCAAGGGATATGTTATTCACGGCACATCAAGACAGTAACAATGCCACAGCAACTAAACTATCAAAATTATTAGGATTATAACATGAGCGAAACAAACATAACACTACAGGAAATTAAGGAGCTAGCCGAAGGAGAAGCGTTCTGCATATTACCTTGGATACACATGCATCCGTGGCCAGATGGTAGAGTATTCACTTGTTGTTTAAGCGAACACGATTCCCCGATTGGTAACCTAAATGAAATGGATCTCGACGAGTGTTATAATAGCGACACTATGAAGCAGTTTAGATTAGACATGTTAAATAATAAGAAGGTGTCCAATTGTAACAGGTGTTACGAGTTAGAAGAGCTGGGACACGATACATTGCGAAAAAGAAGCAATGGCGAGTTCGTACAGGAACGCTATAATCTACATGAGTCTAAAGCAGACGTTGTACAGCAAACAAACGAAGACGGCAGTGTAGACAAAGTTAACCTCACATATGTAGATATTCGTTTTAGTAATATATGTAATATGCGATGCAGAACATGCGGACCAGACCTAAGCAGTCAGTGGTTCGAAGATGCTGTTGACAGTAAGTATAATAGAACCCCAGAGCAAAAAATCCTACAAATACGGAAAGGTAATACAGCATTTATGGAGCAGTTCGACCCGTACTTGGATACTGTTGAAAAAATATATTGGGCTGGCGGCGAACCACTCATAATGGATGAACACTGGTACATAATGAACAAACTTGTGGAGTTAGGCAAAGGTACTGCTGGAAGCCCGTTGAGAATTTTTTATAATACAAACTTTAGCAAATTAACATACAAAGACTTCGATGCTATAGAATTATGGAAGAATTTTGATAATCTCAGTATCGGTGCTAGTTTAGATGCGTCAGGCAAAAAAGCAGAATACTTGCGCAAGGGTACTAAATGGTCCGAGACTCTTGACAATAGATGGCGTGTTAGAGATGAACTAAAACAACACGACTTCAATATCAGTTGTACAGTAAGTATGTTTAACGTGTTAGACGTATGTGATTTTTATAGAGAGATGTGTGACATAGGCTTTATAGAGCCTAAAGACTTTGGTGTAAACATTTTATTGGGTAAATCCATACACAGAGCAACTGTGTTACCTAAGCACATGAGAGAAGAAGCACAACGGCGAATAGAAGAAACCCTCGACTGGATTGACGGACAGGATCCTGTAGGTCGAGTGACAGATACATTTAAGAGTTTACATCAGTTCCTGGACGGCGATGATAGTGACAAGTTAGCAGACAGTATGGCCGAAGCAAAAGAAATGGATCGATTCAGAGACGAAACATTGTTTGACGTTTTTCCTGAGTTAGAAGAACTACGTCCTATTTACGAGGCAGCAGATGAGTAACCTACCAGAACATTTTTGCATATTACCTTGGATCAATCAAGAAGCACGAACTAACGGAGAAATTGGTGTGTGCTGTGTTATGCAAGAGACTGTACCCGATATGAACTTAGCGGACGGAGCCACACTAAAGGACGCTTGGGATAGTAAGTGGTTAGCAGATTTAAAAGAAGACTTCTTAGCAGGAGAGAAACCTTCAGCATGTTACAACTGTTGGAACGAAGAGAAGGCTGGAATTGACAGTAAGCGTTTACGAGAGTTACGGAAGTTCCCACATCACTTAGAAGATTTAGATCATCTTAAACCAAAGAGCATGGATTTAAAACTAGGTAATATATGTAACACCAAGTGCAGAATATGCACAGGGTTTGCAAGTAGCCAATGGGTTCCAGAAGAAATCGAACGTGACGGAGAAACAAATCAATTTGCACAACTTATGGGACGTCTAGGTCGTTGGCCAGAACTCAATGAGCAGTTTTGGGATGATCTAGAAAGTCAGATCGAAGAAGTAGAAAGTCTAGAGTTTTTCGGAGGCGAGCCGTTTTTAATTAAACGACACTTCGAGATATTGCAAACACTTGCAGACAAAGGCAGAGCCAAAGACATTAGTTTAAGTTACAATACAAACGGTTCTATATTCCCTGAACAGCACATAGATCTGTTATCACAGTTCAAAGATGTGCAAGTGTTTTTCAGTATAGACGGTGTAGGCGAAAGATTTAATTACATACGCCACCCAGGCAAATTTGAAGATGTAATGGAAAACTATTATAAGTTTAGATCAGTGCCTAAGATACGAACAAACATTTTTTATACTGTAAGTTTGTTTAACATAATGTATATGGATGAATTATTAGAATACCAAAAAGAAAATGATATAGAAACAGAGATACATTTTAATATGGTATACGTACCACATCATATCAGTCCTAAAGCATTACCCGAAACTGCAAAAAAAGCTATAACAGAAAAATTTAAAGATCACACAGATCATAGAATACAAAGCACACTAAATTTTATGAATCAAGAAGATTATGATGGGTACTTAGACGAACTAGTTAGACAGGTGCAATTCAGCGATAAGTATAGAGATGAAAGCATAGCAAAAACGTTCCCTGAGCTTTATCAATATCTTAAGCCTTGGTTCGAGCCTAAACAATAAGTAGTAGCACACAAGGAGAAATAAATGTCTTACAGTAAAACATTCTGTCCATACCCCTGGATACATGTGATGACACAACCTAGTAGTACAGTAAATTTTTGCTGTGTAGCGCAAGGGCAAATCAAGCGGGACGACGGAAGAGTATTCTACATGAAGTATGTAGATAAACTTGAAGATGTTTGGAACAATAATCATTACAGAATGATTAGAAGACAGATGATAGAAGGCGAAGAGGTCGAAGGCTGTAAACCTTGTTACGATTTAGAAAAAGTTGGAATACCAAGTTATAGAGAAAACTACATTAGGGACTGGATGGGCTTCCACCCAAAAGCAGACGAAGTAAAAGCTCGCATTGAAAAAAGTATAGACCAAGATTACTATGTAGACGAACCACCAATGTATTTAGATTTTAGACTAGGAACATTATGTAACCTACGTTGTAGAATGTGCCAGAGTCAAAACAGTAGCGCAATATATAAAGAGATGCTAGACGAAGATATCTACGATGAAGACGAAAAACAATTTATTATTGACCAAACACATTGGGGAGACTTTAGTGATTATACATTTAATTGGTACGACAGTCCTAGGTTCCTAGATGCCGTTGAACAATGGTTGCCACATGTTAACAAACTTTATTTTACAGGCGGTGAACCTACAATCATTCAACGTGTATATTGGATTATGGAAAAGTGTGTAGAGTTAGACATAGCAAAAGATATCGAGCTAGTGTTCAACAGTAACATGACAAACATACAACCAAAATTCTTAGAGATCTGTGGCAAGTTTAAACATGTACTAATGTGTATAAGCGTAGACGGTTTTGCTGAAACAAACGAGTACATCAGAGGCGGCAGTACATGGAGTGTTGTGGACAAGCATATCAGAGAATACTCAACGTCAGAAGTTGTAGGTAATATACTGTTTAGTCCCGTAGTACAAATATACAACCTGTTTCAAATAACAGACCTAGTAGACTACGCTGAGGAAATCACAAAAGAAAGCGGCAGACGAGTTAACTTGAGTTTCATTGTTAACAACTACCCAGAGTGCTTAGACATCAGAAACTTGCCTAAGTCAGCAAGATTAGCCGCACAGGAATATTTAATGTCATGGATGAACGAGAGCGAGTTTATTAAAGGTGACCCTGATGCTCTCAACACTGTAGTAGGACTGATTAACAGTTTAGACGATGAACATGTAAAGGACAATGCAGAAGAGCAAATGGAAATATTCCAAAAATACACAGACTTATTAGATGACAAGCGTGATCAAGACATCAGTCAAGTGTCGCCCGAACTATGGAAACATATCAAATGGCGCTAGAAGATAAAAAATATCTATATGCAGTAGGGTGTTCCCATTTTGCTGGAAGCGAGATTGACGGACCAGAGCAGTCTACACGAACGGCAAACAGTTTAAACAAAGCTATACCGGGTAGATTGGCAAAACATTTTAACCTTAACTATATAAACGTAGCAAAGCCTGCGGGCAGTAACGGGTTTATTTACAGGACTGTTATAGAAATTGTACAAGAGTGGATACACAAAGGACGAGACCCCTCGGAGCTATTTTTTGTGTTGGGATGGAGTACTGACGAGAGATATGAATTTACTTGGGAAGGCGAGCACTGGCATTGGGCAAACGGCAAAGATTCCTCTCTGATACACAAAGGTGGTATTGGCCCAGACTTTACTAATTGGTTCAAGGCACTGCAATTGTACAATACCGACTTTATGTTCGGAGCACATAAAAAGTTACTAAATATAATAACATTGCACGAGTACCTCTCTAGTAGAAATATTCAATATGTGCAACTTGCAAGTTGCGGGAAAATAGATCCTTCAACGTGGGAAGACAATGAGTGTATATTACATGATTTTCCTTACCACACATATTTTGAGCCTACTGATAGTTTTATAGATCAGTACTTAGATATGGAAGCTGAACATTTTACGCCGTGGCTACATGCAGATGCATACTTGCACAACAAGCATGCAGAGAAATTGATAAATTTTATCGAGACTAATTATGAATAAAGATGACATGGGCGAATTAGGTCCAGCTGAAAAAGTTGTTGATATGGGTGACTTACACGGTAATCCAATACCAGAAGAAAAGCCTGGCACAGTACAAAAAATCACACAAGCAGACTTGGAACTTTCAGATGAAGAAGAAGAGATGCTTAAAAAGAAACTTGAACGAATTAGAAAATCGGATCCATTTATATACAGATGAGAATATTAGGAATAAGTTGTATGTTTCACGACGCTAGTGCATGCGTCATAGAAGACGGCCATATCATGTTTGCCGGTCACAGTGAGAGATACAGCAGAGACAAGAATGATCCTTTTTTAAATAAAGGCCTTATCCGTGATGCACTTAAACACGGTTTACCAGATGTTATTGTTCTGCATGAAAGTACTAAGCTAAAAAACAAACGCAGACTGAAACAAATGAATTGGAGCAGTATAAAAGCTGCCTTAAGCGAGCCATCCGCTGAAGAATGGATAGAAAAGTTTTACCCTGAACTTGCGGGAATTCCAGTTACTAACTGTCTACACCATGAAAGCCATGCTGCGGCAGGAGTATTTACTACTCCTGATGATTGGAGTGACGCAACTGTCATGACAATCGATGCTATTGGAGAATTCCAAACAGCAACAATATACAGATGGGAAACACACCGGGGAGGTGATACTAAATTAGATCTGATGCATGAGGTGTCTTATCCTAATAGTTTGGGGCTTTTTTATTCTGCTGTTACTGCTAAAGTCGGTCTAAAGCCTATGGAAGATGAATACATCTTAATGGGTATGGCTGCTTACGGTAAACCTCTATACAAAGACAAGATGAACAAAGAACTGTTTGCTATAGAAGATCCTTTTAGCTCGCCTAGAAGAGCATTAGAAACTATAGACATGAGCAAAGGACTACCCAAAAAGTTTATGCCTGTTGATATAATGCAGGACGAGTTAGAGCAAGTTAGATTTGATCTTGCAGCTAGTGCACAAGCTGTGTGCGAAGATCGAATATTAGCATACGCAACTCTAGCAAAAGAGTACTCACCTTTAAGCAAGCGGTTAGTGTTTATGGGTGGGTGCGCATTAAATTGTGTAGCGAACAGTAGACTATATGAGCTGTTCGAAGATATACACATCATGCCTAATCCAGGCGATGCTGGTAGTAGTTTAGGTGCGGCGGCTATGTATTACTACTCCGTTACAAAACAAAAAGTGAAGTGGGAAGGACCGTACCTAGGTTATAACATCGAAGGATCTTGGCCTAAAGAAAAGTTTTTAGAGAGCATGCGTAAAGGAGAGATATTCGGTATTGCTAATGGTAAAGCGGAATATGGTCCTCGGGCACTGGGCAACAGAAGTTTACTAGCTGACCCACGTGGCGATACTATCAAGGATAGAGTAAACGAAATAAAGCGTAGACAAAAGTTTAGACCATTTGCGCCAATCGTATTGGAAGAGCATGCAAACGATTGGTTCGAAATGCCTGGGGACAAACCTTCAAGTCCATACATGCAGTTTGTTGCAAAATGTAAAAGACCAGATGAAGTTCCTGCTATTGTGCATGGCGACGGCACTAGTCGAGTACAGACTGTTAACAGACACGACCACCCAGAACTTTATCATGCAATGAGGCTTTGGCATACTGAATCAGGTTGCCCTATTGTATTAAACACTAGTTTGAACATTAAAGGTCAGCCAATAGTAAACACAGAGAAAGACGCAGAGGAATTCCAGAAGCACTACGGAGTTCCTGTGCATATAAGAGATGACTGATTCTGATCGCAGTGCGGCTGATGATCTAGATGATCTAATGTACATATCTCTTAATCCGTGGCTGTATGATGATGCACTCACTAAAGAAGAATGTATGATGTGGAAACTAAAAAACACATGTCATGTGTGTGGTATATCAGTAAAATACCACAGAGACGATTGTGCTTTCAGTGCACCTCAGCTAAGTTTTGCAGCTATTAAAGCAGGCAATTACACTTTAGACACACGCAATTACACACTAACGAAAAATAAAAATGTATGATATTTTTTATATTGGCAACAATACAGAACTAAAAGAAAAATACCCTTTTAGTAAACAGATAGATAATGCGGATCGTATTAAATCTAATACAGCACTGTATTGGTTAGTAGAAAGTAATACGTCTATTACTGATTGGGAAATATTTGAATTCAAGCCTGATCAGTACACAGTAACATATGAACACAAATGGAAATGGAATGATGAGAATTACGGCGGGGTAGTTCTCGTTCCTAAAACAGGCGGGGCTGATACTGTTTTCCATAATAAGATTGTATGCAAAAAACAGTTTGATATTTTACTGCAAGAGACACCAGGGGAATACTTTGAGGACAACCCACACTCCAGCCACGTATGGTGTGTAGATCCTCAATATGTTTTAGGCGATGATATAAATTGGGCACCGGGGAATTTTGAACCAGACTTTATTCATAGCTTTCATTTACGTGGGCAACTTGAATTCAAGTATCCAGAACTTGAAGGGGGAATCAAGTTGTACCCACGTGAGTGGTCTTCAGCACAATTTAAATACCATAAGTTCTTAGACACAACACTCGACTATCCTATTATGTATGTAGCAGATGTCGACGACTATGCACAACGTGATATTCATAAAGACGATTACGTTTGGTTAATTGATAAAGAACATTGTATAAACCAGACAACAGTGGACTGGGTTCCCAATCCGTTTGAAAAAGAATTCGTGCACTGTTTTAAAATGCATTACCAGCTAAAAGAAAAATACCCTATGGCCATGGGCGGCATCAAGTTAGTTCCTACAAATTGGAAAGATGCTGAGTTAAAAATACATCCTGCGTGTCCTATAGAGGATGAAAGTTACGATGTATTTTATATAGACGATGACGAATTCACTAGTGATACTTATAACGAGTATGCATCAAGGAGTAAGACTGACTGGTTTTGGGTCGTCGACAGAGACTTTACATTCAACGGCAAACTATTATTTGTGCCAGCGCAACACGAACAAGAGTATATACATGTGTTTAAAGTGCCTGGACATTTAGAAGAACGTTATCCAGCTGACGTAAAGGACTCATGGGATATAAGATGCGGCGGCGTTAGACTAGTCAATAAACATTTTGATATGACCAAGCATAAGTTTCAGGAAGACATTGTTCCAATTAGATACGATATATTTTATGTAGACGATTTAAACGATTATGCAACACCTGCAAGAAAAAGTAGAACAAAGATGTTTTGGCTTATAGACAGCGAACATCAAATTAATGAGGAGTTTAAATATGTACCACAACGATATGACCAAAAATACATACAGGTATTCAAGTTTCCAGGTGACTTGGAACACAAGTACCCAAGAAACATTACAAATATCAGCGACAACAGAGCAGGAGGTATCAAACTTGTTCCTATCAATGGGAATGGCGAATCCAAATTCATCGACCAAAACCCAGTCGGCGGCAAAACGTACCCCATCCGATTTACTGACGATGCAGATGAATCACTTACAGAAGATACTTGGATAGTACCTACAGCGTTTGAAGATGTTATTAGTAGTATACCATGGCAACCCAGTGTGTTTGAAAAGAATACACAACACGTATTTGCTCATGGATTGTTACGCTGGATGCCTCTAGACTGGAACGGAGAAATTAGGGAACACGATTTTAGTCCAGTTATAATAGACATCACATACGAAAAATTTAGTAGTTACCAAGAAGGACTAGAGCATAGCAAGTTTAACTGGTTTTGGGTAGTTAGTCCTCATGTCAGTGTACTAGAAGATTTCGATTGGAACTTCCAACCTAATGTATTTGATGAAGGCAAAGCTCATGTCTGGCAAAAGCTAAACCCTATAACAAAAAAACAATACGACTATGGTGGTGTTGAGCTAAGGCACAAGCACGAAAAACGTGGGCGTCCTAAGTATGTTAGAGAACATGCATGTACACAAAACGTCTATCCTATATATGTATTAACAGCAAACGATTATGCAAACGGATTAAAGTACGCATACGAACAACTGGCAAGCAAAACAGAAACAAATATGTTTTGGGTAGTCGACGCATTTGTAGATATAGATCAGCAGTTTGACTTCAGTTACTATCCTACGCAATATGATACTAGCGTGGTGCATGCTTGGCAACATGCTAGTACAAATAGATCAAGCGGTGTACGATTGCTACCGGTTGATATAGAAATTATTAACGACAAACAGATTGTAGAAAACAGTTTTGAAAAAATAAAGTTACTACCCGAAGTAGCAACAAAAGATCAAGTGTGGAGTGTGGTACATCTGACCAGTAACACTGTAGACGAAATTAACTCAGTACTTGATAAACATAGCGGTTACGTATGGACAGTTGATCCAGGTACTAACGTAGATCAAGATACTATTGATAAAAGTTTTATACCACATGTAGATAATATACCATTTGTACACGTTTGGAAAGATGCTGACGGAGGATACGGTTCTTTAAAACTGTGGCCGACAAACTACGACACTAGTAGTTTAACAGATGAGCAAGTGTCTACTTCCAGCATAACAGACCAAGTTATAGTGGACACAGTAGCCGCACAACAAACGCAATATCCAATATACTACTTGGATACATTAGACACATCAACGGGCTTACGTGACGTTTACGAGCGTCTAGCGAGCGATACTAGCAGTAGAATGTTCTGGGTAGTAGATGCACACACAACGGTCATGGATACGTTTGACTTTACGTTTAAGCCTTCGCAGTTTGATATGGACACAGTCCATGTCTGGCAACATGCAGGTGAGACGAGAAATAGTGCTGTAAGATTATTACCTACCGCTACTGTGTTTAAAAACAACAAGCAAATTATCGACAACAGCTTCACAAAACTAAAACAAGTACCCCAGGTAGCGTCAAGAGATCCTGTATGGCCCGTAGTTAAACTAGAAGAGTTAACAACAAAAGAAATTACACATGTATTAAAACATGCAGAAACAAACTATGTATGGACTGTTGAACCAGGGATAGAGTTAGACAGTGCATTAGTTGAACGCAGTTATGTGCCTGAATACTATCATAAAGATGCGGTTCATGTTTGGAAAAACAAAGGCACGGACGGTTACGGTGGGTTGCGTTTATGGCCTAGCGATTTTGACACAAGCAACCTGACAGACAAGAAGGTAGCAACGTGTAGTATACCTGGACAGTTTATATTGGACAGTGAAGCTGGTTCTCAAAAGCAATTCCCCGTGTACTACTTAACTAACAACGACTACGACAGAAGTTTAGTTGCTGTGTACAAAGAGCTTGCAGAAAATACAGACACACGAATGTTTTGGGTAGTTGAACCAAATGTACAAGTAAACGACGATTTCGATTTTAATTTTATGCCTTCCCAATTTGATATGGATGTTGTACATGTTTGGGAACATTCAGGTAGCACACTCACTTCAGGTGTTAAACTAATTCCAACTAATATCGAATTCAAACATGATAAACAAATATTAGAGAATAACTACAACAAATTAAAAACAATTAACAGCACGGCATCACACGACGATAAGTGGCCGATAGTTACACTTAGTAAATTAAATGTAGACGAAGTGATGTCAGCATTGTCTAAGAACAATAGCAGTGCATATGTGTGGACGCATGATGTTAACATTGATTTAGATCAATCTGTAATCGACGACAGTTACATACCTGACTTCGCAAACAGAAACAATGTACATGTTTGGAAAAATAACGATACAGAAGGCTATGGCGGATTACGACTATGGCCTACAAATTATAATGTAAGCAGTCTTTCCGATGAGCAAGTACTCACATGTAGTATACCAGATCAGTTTATTCTAGACAGTACTGCTGGCTCACAAAAACTATATCCGGTATACCGTTTAACATCACAAGACATTAAAAACGGTTTAAAGGAAACATACCAGCGTCTATCTGATCAAACAGAAACTAGAATGTTTTGGGTAGTAGATGCATTTGTAAACGTAAACGAGGACTTTGATTTTACATATGCTCCTTCACAGTTTGATACAGATGTTGTTCATGTATGGAAACATGCAAGTACAAGTAGACAAACAGGAGTGAGATTGATGCCAACAGATCTCCAATACGATTCTGATTTACAGATTAACGATAATAGTTTTGCTAAATTGAAAAAAATAGCAACTATAGCATCGCACGATCCTGTGTGGCCTATAGAGAAATTTGAAACTGTGGATGTTGAAAACTTACGCAGTATGTTGGAAAAGCACAACTCTGCAGACTTTATATGGACCGTTGATCCTGATATCGAGTTAGACGAAACGATTGTGCATCAAAGTATTATTCCTCACTTGAATAATATAAATGTTGTTCACGTGTGGAAACGCACTGATAGCGAAGGGCTTGTTGTAGGACATGGCGGACTTAGACTGTGGCCTACGTGGTTCGATACAAGCAGTATAACAGATGATCAATTGATCACAAGCAGTGTACCAGACCAATTAATCTTGGACAGCGTAGCAGGACCACAAAAACAATTCCCGATACTAGAACTGAACACTAGTACTGATGTAATAGAACAGATCAAACAGTTTGAAGAACAATGCGACAGTACAATGTATTGGTGCGTTGATCCAAATGTCACGTATGTAGACGATTGGAGTTTTGATTATATACCAACCAAGTGGGAAGAACATGTAGTTCACGTGTTCTTAGACAGCACAGACGAGCCTCGCAGTGTGAGACTGATACCGACTGGCACAGTAACGTCAGGGAATATAACAGTTAAACACATGGTTAATAACAGTTTTGATGATCTAAAGGTAGTATATAGGCACGCCACACGCCCCACTGTATTGCCCGTGTACGGCTTTAATATAGAAAGTAGTATCAACACAGCGAGTACTAAGAGTTTAAAACAACAATTAGAACTGTTTTCTGAGCTTGCAGAAGGCAAGCCATTCTTCACACTCGATGACGATATCACTGTGATCGATGACTTTGACTATGCACACACTGCACAGCTAGACAGTGTGGATAAAACGCATGTGTGGCAACGATTAAATCCACGTACTGGTAACACACACAGTTACGGAGGAATAAGACAGTGGCCCAATCCTCCTACATTAGCACTAAAAGAACTGACAACTGATCGTATCAAAATGAACAGAATGGATGGCCGAAAGCTACAGTACGTGAAACAGCCTGGTTGCAGTTTTAAAGAGTATTGTATTGTGATGTTGAGCTACCAAGAAGACATTGACCTTGTGGAACAGCGCATACAACGCATACAACAACAGACTGGTAGTGACGTTATACATGTACGTGGTATCGAAGGCATATTCAATGCACACAAAGCTGCTGCAAGCAAAGTAAACAGCAGTATGTTTTGGGTTGTTGATGCTGATGCACACATTAAAGATGACTTCGACTTCAGCTATATACCTGATGCATATGATCACGAAGTAGTACATGTGTGGGCCAGTGAGAATCCAATCACAGGAATGGAATACGGTTATGGTGGTGTTAAACTGTTTAACACACAACAGGTATTAGACGCTACCAGCTGGGGGCTTGACTTTACCACAGGACTTAGCAGTCGATTCAAAGCAATGCCAGAAGTAAGTTGTGTCACACAGTTCAACACAGATGCACACAGCACATGGCGTAGTGCATTCCGTGAGTGTGTGAAGCTGTCAATGAACACTGATGACGAAAGCAAGAAGAGATTAGAAGGATGGCTACACCCTGTGCCAAATGCTGACTTTAGACATTATGCTAAACTGGGTGCAGAACAAGGTGTAGCACATGCCAAACAGCATGCCAATAACAGTGCACAGTTAGCAAATATAAATGATTTCAATTGGCTATGGGAGAAGTATAACCGTGGCAGCGAATAGTTCACATGTACAGTTTGAAGACTGGAACAGTGTGTCGGATTGGTGTGATGAACTGATTTGC